TCAAATATCCTTTAATCTTCTGTTCATGTCATCCAGCTTTGTTCCGAAGTCATTATAGGTGAGCTTTGAATACTTCACGATGTCTTCGAGATAGCTGTTTGTCATAATCATCATATTTCTAATCTCCAATACTGCGCCATTGGTTGAGATTCCGAGTGTAACGATGCTCTCCATCTGTGAAATGGTGGTAGTCATGTTCTGAGCGATGGACTCACCTGCAATCTGCAGGGCGGTGAAGCGACCATTCAGCTCATCTGCGGTATCTTGCCCCATAGATGCCCATCCTCCGCTTGTTGCGGTCTGTGATGAGGATGAGGAACCAGTGTAGCCTGTTACCTTTGCCCACTCGTCACGTCTCTTCAAGCCTTCCTGGACTATATCATCGTAACGCTTGTAGAATGCATCTATGTCTGTTTCTGTAAGCTTGCCATCGTTGTCCTTGATAGCCTTTGCCCAATCATCATAGAGCTTCTTCAAGTCTCCGTTGATAAGGTCTTCCATAGAGTAGGAGAGAAGAGCCTTTTGCATCATTTCAGCGAAATCGTCTGCAAAGTCCTGCGCTGACTTGCTCATATCCATAAGGTCTGACACAAAGCTATCCTTCATGCTGTCAAAGGAAATCTGCGTAAGGCTTTCCTTCAGCTTGTCTGATAACTCATCCAGCTTGCCCGCTTGGTCTATGTAGTCATTCAGCTTCTCCGTCAGACGCCCACCATAGTTACCCTTTCCTGTGTTCTCGATATGCTCCCAGATGGCAACGTTGCCACGGAGAAGCTTCATTTCCTCTGGACTGAGGGAGAAGAGGTCGCCATTGAAGTCTGATTTGACGTTCTTCTTGATCCAATCCATCTCGTCACTACCGAAGCCACCCCAATAAGCGTTCCATGAGTGGTGCGAACCGTGATAGCTTGCCTGTGCCTTTGCGATGTCGAGGTAGTTCTGATTGGTCTCCTGCTGATTCTTATAGGCTTGCTCGTAGTATGAGGTTGCCTTGGAGCCAAAGGAGTTTTCCATTGCGTCAGTCAAATCCTCGATGGATTGCTGCAAGAGGGTATTTCTGTCCGTCAGTCTTTCGATGGTATCATTGACCTTCTTTGCATTTCCATCTCCACCGAACAGACTATTAAAGCCACCGAATGAAAGCGTATTGAGGATATGAGAAACGTTGTTCCCGATACTCTTCAATGGCTTCATAACGATGTTACCCGATAAAGCATCATCGAGGATGCCCGTTACTGCGCCAAAGACCGTGTCCATGAGGTTGCTGATGAGTGTTCCGAAGCCATCTTTCAGAATATCGAGTATACCGAGTATTGCTGAGATTATTTCACCTGCCATACCGCTATCCCCTAAAGCTTTCGTCAGAGATTTGGCTGCGTCACTATCTTTACCGAGCAACCCTTGGATGCCCTTTGCGAGCGTGTTAGCAACGTCCTTCTGCATAGAACCACCGAAAAGCTTGTCAAGCCCTAGGATAGAGTTTCCTATGCCTTTGAGCGACCCCGATGTAAGACCCTGCAAGCCATTTTCAAGCTGCTGAAACTGAGAAACTGCCTTCTGTGCAGATGTCTGCAAGTCTGATGATGCCTTCTGAACTGATGAACCGAACTCCAAAACGTTGTTAGATGCGGTAGCAAGTACGCCCTGCGCTCTAGAGAGGTTGGCTTCAGCCTTGCTGATACTTGTCTTGTCACCACTCTTCTTAGCCTTGGCGAGGTCTTCCTGCGCCTTGGTGACAGCTTTCGTGGCTTCAATCTCTCGCTCCTGTGCATCAATATAGCCCTGCATGGCTGACTGATAGGAGTTGATGTCGTCCGAAACCTTCTTAAAGATGTCACTATTCCAGATGGTGGCAGAGCCTTGTAGCTTGGAGATAAGTTCCTGTATGGTCTTCTGCTCATTAACATCTGTTGTGCTCTTGGAGAGCTCTTGCAGCTTCTCAATGGTAGGCTCCAGTTGGTCCTTGAACATAGCACCGAAGTCTCCGAAGACGCTTCCCCAATCGATGTTCTGTCTGATGGCATTTATCTCGATGGTTTGGAGGTCCTTCTTTCTCTGCTGCTGAAGAGAGAGCTTTTCGCCCTGCGTCTGAGCCTTGGCAATCTTCTCTTCGTACTCCTCGGCAATGGCTTGCTTCTGCTGATAGAGTGAACCATACTCCTTCAAGTAGTCGCGCATAGAGGTAAGGGCTTCCCTGTTGACCTCATCAAGCTTCTTGTTATACTCTTGGGTAGCGAGGTCTCTAGCCTTATTGAGGGCATTGGACTGAGCAGAGGTAAGGGTTACTTTCTTGCCTGCTTCCTTGTTTTTCTTCTTGAACTCTGCTTCCTGCTTGTCAATCTCGGCTTTGCGCTTGGCATAGTCGTTCTTGATTTCAGCAAGCTTTTTCTCCGTGCCTTCCTGCATCTGAGATATATCGGTGTCGATATTTTCTTGCTGCAGCTGCTTCAAATCCTCATTCAGTTCTTCCTGGGCCTTCTTCCGGTCTTCTGCCTGCTTCTTGGCATCGGCGGCTGCTTTCTTTGCTTTGGCAGCGTTTTTCTTGGCATTGGCTTCTGCCTCTTCCTTTTCGCGACGCTTCTGCTTAGCATCGTCTTCTGCCTTGGTCTGCTTGGTGTTGGCTGCATTGGTATAATCCCATCCTCGCTGTGCGATATCGTTGGTTGACATCCATTTGCCATTTACTAGCGCACCAGACTTCTTGTTGTTTGCAAGGTCGCGTGCCAAAGCAGAGAAGTATTTACCTAAGCGTCCTAGCTCCGGAATATTCATATTCTGCATCCAAGATGGTATCTTGGCATCGAAGTTGACGTGGAAGTTGATATTGTTCTCCGAATAGTTCTGCATGAACTCCTTGACACGGTTGTAGAGAACGTGTACATCCTCGCCGGCACCCTGGAGCTGCTTCTGCAAAGCATTTATCCTATTCTTTGTAGAGGTGGTCTTGTTTCCGAAATCCTCTGTTGCATCTGCCGCCCGGTTGATATTATCTGCCTCTTCGGTATGCAGCTTCTTTGCAGCTCGAAGTTCATAGAGATAACCAATCAATGCCTTCCTGGCATCGCTTGTTTTGTCTCCTGTAAATCCGAAAGCATTAGCTAGCTTTTCAGATTCGGATATCAAAGAAGCTTCCAGCTGATTGTATTGTTTCAGATAGGTCTGATACTCCTTGGAGTGCTCATTCAAGCCAGCCATCTTCTGTGTTAGGTCATCAAACTGCTTGATAACCGAGTCAGATACGATGTTCTGTATGCCGACGGCTATACCGCTGCTAGAGGTTCCATAATCCTTCAACTTACCCAAAAGGGCTTGCTGAGCGCTATCAACACGGTTGTTGTATTCTTCATTAGCCTTGGAGATTGCATTGGCTCTGTTGCGCTCTGTAGCCTCCAGCTTGATTTGCTCGACGAGTTCTTTAGATTTATCTATCTCCTGCTGCTTAACATCCACAAGGTTGCTCTCGTCTTCCTTGATCTTGTCAATAGCAATTCCGTAGTTGTCATAGATGTTTGACAGCTCCTTGATAGTGTCCTTGTAAACCTTGGAGCCTTCCTTTGCAGTCTTCAGAATGGAGACTAGCGACTCGACCTTGCTTGAAGCTTCATTTGCACTCTCGGTAAACTTGGAAGTCTTGGTAGCGGCATCCTCAGCGCTATTGCCGAATAGATTGAACATCGTGACTCCAGCTGCTACTGCACCAAGAACCAGACCGAGAACATTTGAAGAAGAGACCAAATTGAACAGAGCCATGGCATCCTTGGCGGTTGTGATAGACTTCGCTAAAGACAAGAATGCTTTCGCACTCTCCCAAGCTACCTGTGCCTTAGATATTGCTATCATTGTTATCACCGCAGCCTTGTATGCTCCATACGCTGCAACGACAGTCATAAGCACCTTGCCTACCGTCTCCCAATTCTCAACAAGGGTGGAAACGACTCCCAATCCGGTATTGATAACACCCTCCTGGGATTTGCCGAGGTCATTGAACATCTGCTCGATGGCATCCTCAATGTTGCTTATCTGACCTGTAATAGTCTTGGACTGAGCCTCCATCAATCCACCGAACTTGCTACCCTCGGCGGTCATACTCTGCATTGCCTGGATGAAGATGTCGCTGGTAACCTTGCCTGCCTTGATTTGCTTCTGGACCTCCTTGATGGCGTTGGTAACGTCAAGACCCATAACCTTGGCTATCTCGTCTGCGATAGGAATGCCTCGGTTGAGGAACTGGTACAAATCCATTGTGTCCATCTTGCCCTTGGCGATGGTGGTGCCGTAAAGCATCACGAGGTCTTTAAGGTTTAGACCCATACCTGCTGCAACGTCTCCCAATCCGATAAGCGTCTTGTTGACATCCTCGGCCGCTACGTTGAACGCAAGGAGCTGCTTGGCTCCCTCTGTAACGTCTTCAACCCCGAAAGGTGTGACGGCTGCCGTGCGGATCAACTGCTTCATGAGAGCATCGGCTTTCTCCTCAGACTGCAACATCGTCTTGAATGCCATTTCTGTCTGCTGGAACTGACCGCGGACCTGCATCATCTGATTGACGAACTTACCAATGCTCCAACCGCCAATGGCAATGTTCATACTGTTCTGTATATTCGAGATTACATCGTCAATAGACTTTCCGTCCTTCTCAACCCTCTCGGCAGTCTGATGAACTGCGTTCTGAATGTCTCGAAAACCGGAAACGACCTTGGCTGTCTCGACTATTGTATCGAATTTAATGCTTGGCATAATGTTCTATTTTTCCTTGAATTTATACTCTGTTATAAAGAATCGCCGGGGAAACACCAAATATGAGTGTTCGATATGGGAACTTTACGTGCGTGCGCAGGTAGACTTCGGTTAAATCTCGGTCTCGGACTCTATCACCGCCTTCATGACCGCCTCCTTGTTGTTGCCATCGATGACCTCTTCCCCTGCTGCCGGTATATGGGCTTTCTTCCTCTCCTCGTCAGACAGATAGATTGAAGTAATCTTGTCTTTGAGCATGAGAGTCAGGTTGTTATACGATATTCCCCATACCACGTAATCGAAAGTCCATCCGTATCTTTCGCAAGCGGCGTCTATGAGAGTTCCCCATATTGTCTTGCCTCCGAAGATAAAGCTATTCTCCGACTTCTTTGCTGCGTTGACTTTTGCCATACGCTTCGCTTCTTCTTCCATTCCTGTCTCTTTGGCTATTGTTTGATATGAGTTAGCCTTAAGGATGATGATGAGAAGAGTGGCTATATCCTCGTTGGAGCATTCTTTGAAGATTAACTCCGTCTGCCTGCTTACGCATCTGGAGTCTAGTATTTCGTTCTTTGTGTTGAGTGAGTGATATGCAATCAATCTGCAGCATGTCTCCCTTTTGGTGTTTGCAACTCGCAATGCTTCCAAGAATGGATCAGCTTGAAGTAACTCTTTGTCTAGCTCCAAGCTATCTACTAACTGCGACGTTAGGTACATCATGCCCAGTGTAGTAGGGTAGATGTTAACGTGAGCGTGCTCAGTATCAAAGCCTATCGGCATATCTGTGAGCGTATTCGATATAATGATTCCTAACTCTTCCATATCACTCGAATTTAAATTGTTGGCACCCAAGGCAGGACTCGAACCTGCGTCTTTCAACCAGCTTTTGAAGACCCTGGATTTTTTTTGCATGCGACGGACTATTTGGTCTCGCTCTCCCAACTGAGCTACTTGGGTAGGTTGCCGGCTGATAACCCTCAGTCGGCGGAAGGGATATTAGGATATACCTATGTCTCTTCGTAAGTTTCCGTGATTTCAGCAGGAGCGGTATTGCCATCCTGCGGCTTTTTGAAAGTCAAGGCATACTTTTCACCTGTTCCCTTTGTGGCAGTAATGACACGCCAACGGTAAGCACAATATACGTCCTCACCCTTCGAGTTGACAGTCTTAGCCACTGCGTCACCCTCTGGAATGAGAGCTGAGTGAGTGTACGTGATAAGAGCACCGCTCTCAGTTGTATAGGCCTCTTCTGCACCGATTGTGGTATTACCCATGTAAACGCCAGGAAGCTCGGCGTCTTCCGGTTGGATAGCCAAACGGAAGTTACCCTCTACGGTACCGTCGATGGTCTTGAATGGCTGCGACTGGTTCTTCTTGATGAAGAGCTGATATGCAGCCTCGTAGGTAGACTTCTTTGTCTTGCGGTCAACAATTCCGCCACCTTCCTCAACCTGGGTCATAGTATCGCCTTTCGTTGGAGTAACAGTAGTAGTGCCATCCTTTGGAGTTGGGAGCTTAGTCCACTCATTCTTTTTGCTACCTACCTCTTGAACGTAGATAGTGCATTTGCCCCATGATGTTACTGACATAATTTAATCGTTTATGAGTTTATATTCAACTTGATTATTTATTACATGTTCTCCCGTGCTTGTTGCATATACCCTCTGCTCAATAGCGTGGGCTGCATACTCGCTCGTTCTGAACGTTTCCAAGAGATTCCAAGCCAGTTTGCAGATTTCGTCAACTCTGATAGTGTTCTCCTCGAACTGCCCATCTACGTCCTGGTCTTGTATATATATATTTACATTTATAATCGCCGTTTGAAGCTGCGTTCCCTCATTAGCCAAGATGGAGATAACGACATCTTCCTTATGAGAATTATGCGGTCTCATCGTCTTTGACAGCTTGCCATTGACGTTGTTCATGAAACCGCTTTCATTGATGTACCGGTAAACATCTGTCTTAATTGCTCCGTCTGATTTCATATCTTCCACTTGTTTATTTCATTAACTGCTGAGTCTATTGCTGTCTTCACACGCTGCTCTACAATGGATGTGGCCCATATCTTCGTTGATGCGAGGACATCCTTGCTTTCCAAGGCTTCCACCTCTCCTGCGTATTCCATTCCGGCAACGACAACCAAAGCATAAACCCTGGAATATTCCTTAGCAAGGTCATTGATCATCTTCTTGCCCTTTGCAGAGCCGTCTGTGCCACTGAGAACCTGCGAAAAGGCTGATTCCATATATTTACTTCCCTGCTCGTACACGGCGAAGCCTATAGAACTTCTTAGGTTGCCCGTATGGTCTATCCAGCTTTCCTTGGCAGACCTGTTACGGATTCTAACCACAGATTCGTCTCCTAGCTTGCTCAATGCCTTAAGCACATTCTCCTGTATCTTCCTTGCGGCTCTTTGTAGGAAGGCGTCAAGAGCGGAAGCGCTGGTTGTCATTCTTATGCCCATATCTTACACTGGAGTTGATAACGATGAAATCCCTTAACCTTGATAATTACATCCTCAGCCCCTAAAATTTCTAGCTTGATAAAATCCCCATAAGAGAACTTTTCAATTCCTACGGGCAAGTTATGCACTTCGTAGGAGTAGTAATCAATAGAACCGTCAGATGTAACTAACTTGTTGGCCTCGCCAGCAGGAACTACATCACAAGTGCAGCAGAACTTCCACTCGGTCTTGCCCTGGTGATAATTTCCATCATCATCTGTATAGCCAGCTACCTTCTGCTGCCGGTATAGCTTTGAGGCATGAAAACTCAATAGACTCATCAGCAATTAATGTAAACTGTCGGCTTCGGAGTAAGTGAAACCTCCTCTTCGCCGATAGAGTTATATAAACGATTGACTTGAACTAATATAGCCTTTCGCTGGTCTTCCGAGAGGGAACCTATTGATTTGTCCGCTTCGGAGAAGCTAACGGCTTGTATGAGAGAAAGCAGACAGTCGGCAAGCGTTCCTTTGTAGGCGTCACTTCTGGCAACGTCACCAGTGAACTCTGATTCGATATCGAGGTCACGCTTTATGCAAGCGTTTTCCACGAAACCATAGGGGATAGGGATGTGTACCTCATCCACCAAAGCTTGTCCGACCGTCTTCATGATTACTCCTCAGCTTTAGCTGCGTTATCCTTGAACTCCTTCTTCTTTGTAGGAGGCAGCTCATTGTAGGCATCAATAACCTCCTTGTCGCTGGCGTCACTAGAAAGGGTGGCACCAAGAGCGTTGAGAGTTGTGATAGCCTCCGGCTTCTTGTAGGTCACATCAGAGATTGTTACCTTAGCGTCCTCTGTATCTGTTTTCTCCTTTTCGGTATCAACCGAAACGTCTGGGTCAGCCAGCTTAGTATTAATCTGATAGATTGTATCAACGTCCTCGATGACAGGCAAGCAGTATGCCTGCACCGCAGTTGTCTCACGCAATGGATCAGTTGTTGAATACTGAGAGATAAGCTTGTAATCAATCTGCTGATAGGTTACACCTGCCACTCTGTTGGTTGCCTCTGCTACCTGACCGTAAACGAGGGCACCAATCATCTGTGAGCAGACACCGATAATCATATCGTTGTTCCAAGGCTTAACGCTCTTCTTCGCACCATCATGCTCCAAGCGGACAGTACGGTTGATGATGCGGAATGATACACCGGTCTCGTCCAAGAATGCCTCCTGGAATACGCTGGCAGTAGGAACCGGCAGCTTTGTGTTGGAGTCATAAGTCTGACCCTTATAGTTGGCAACAAGCTCGCGAGCGTCTTGTGCCTTCTTCAGTTCGTCAAACTTAGCCTTACCAATCCAGAAGATCAAGATGGTGTTGCCATCATTCGATGCTCGCTCGATACATTCCTTCAAGTCTGCAACTGTAACACCATTATCAACGTTGTTGATGCCGAGCTGATTTTCTGGCAAGTACTGATACTTGATACGGAGCAACTCCTTTGGATTATCGTCGTCACGAACAGCTACGTAGCCGTTAGAAAGACCATACAGAAGGGCGTACTCATTACGCTCATCAACACCGACATTACAAGCTACCGGGTCCTGCGCCAACTTACGGCGAATCTCTGCTGTCTGACCGCCCTGTGCTTCCATGAGTCTGAGAGCGAGGATATCTGACTCCTTCAAGAATTTCTTCATACCGACTTTTGGCAGTTTGCCGTTGGCGGTTGAAATCTTGTCACGAGACTTCAAAGGAACAGGAGAATCCACTGCCACGTAGTCAGCAGCTACGTAAGAGGTATCAACTGTGTCGGCTTCCCATTTGTTGTCGGTAGAATAAACGCGGCGGAGGATGGATGTATCTTTGTGTAGATACGTCATCTCGTTCTTGCGCTTACCGTTAATCTTCTCAATCAATGTCTTCAGGATTGGGAAGAAACTCAAGATATACTTAAGAAATAAAGAACTCTGTTGCATAAATCACCTCCTTAACCGATTGCATCGTGTCCCCACTGAAGAGTAGGAACGGCTGTTTTCAAAGCTGCCTTGATCGTATCGACAGGATAAGGGACAGCCTTATCATTAGCCTCACCTGCCGTCATAACACCTACATGAGGGGTATCTACCGGAACTGTTGTCATACAGATGCCAACATACTCGTGGCTCGCTGGCAAAGAAGCATAAGCCCCACCTGTTACAGGCATTGGCTTGTACTCGCCAGACGTAGTGTCACGAATGATAATGTGTCCGCACTGGATGAACTCTCCAGAGAAACCTGTCAAGTCAAGAACGACACCACCCATGATGCCATTCACGTAATTTCTGATGATTACAGACTCCTTGCCTGAATCATACGTTTCTGTCTTGCTTACGCCATACATAACTTTTAAAATTTAAAGATTACATTGTTTCGGCAAGCTCATCAATCTCATTGTCCTTGATAACCTCAACCTCATCCTTCTTAGGCTTTCTCTGAGCCGCAGGAGCACCAAGCTTTCCGAGACCTTCGTTAGCACGCTCTTGATCGATAGCTGCCAAGTCCTCCACAACACCATCGTAGAAATCATCGAACTCAGATTCGTTCTCGAACTTCATCTTGTCGAAATTCTTCAAGACAGTCTTTCCGAACGTACCTTTGTCCTTAAGGAGTGCCTTCAGCTTAGAACGGCGGCCATCATTCTCACGCTCTGACTTCAAACCGAGGATTTCGGTCTGCAAGGCTTTGTTCTGAGTAATGAGTGCCTGCGCCCATGCTGGGACCTGCTCATCTTTCTCTCTCTTCTGTTTGAGGATTGGTTTCTTGTTGCCGGCAGGGTCATCATCATCGTCATCGACCTCGTCGTCATCCAAGTCTTGACTATCCTTAAAACTCTGGATAGTACGCTGCGCAGTCTTTTGCGCAATCTTAAGATAAGGAAGAACCGCATTGACCTGCTTTTCAATCTCTGCGTTTACATCCTCGTCTGAGGCTTCTTCATCGAGTTCTAAGTTATTGGCAACATCGGCAGCAATACCCTCTAACTCCTCTCTACTGAACCCCAACGCCTTTGATTTGGGTTTCAGAATAACTAAAACTTGCTTCGTTCTTTTTTTCATTCTAACTAAATATTTAATTGAACAATAAAATTCAAGAAATATCCCAGTACGAAGCGATAGCAATAAGTAATGCTGCAAAATTATAAAAAAAGTATTTAATCACCAAATATATTGCAAGGAAATATACTTAATGATTAAATACTTTATGGTTACATATAAATATTAATCTGGATAATTGAGCTTATCCGGTCCAGCTGTGGATAGATATACTGAGAACATATCACATAGCTCTTTTGCTCCTTTTAAGTCGTTGAGCTTGTAATTACCGCATTCCACTTCCGATGCACCTGGAATCGTCTTTGATAGCGAACACGCTTTAAAAGCTTCCACTATCATTTCCTTTATGAGCTTTGAAGTCCACGTACCTTTAAGGATAAGATAGAAACCTGTAAGACAACCCATCGGTCCAAAATACAGAACGGAATTGCTAAGAGGACTATCATTGCGTAGGTAGTCCGCCATCAAATGCTCTATTGTGTGCGCGACAGCAGGTGACATCATATCTTTGTTTGGCTTGCACACGCGAATATCGAATGTGGTAGCAGTCTCCATGCCCCATTTATCTACTCTCGAAACATAAAGACCTGGCTTCAGTTTCGTATGATCAACTTTAAAACTTGGTATCATTCTCTAATAATTTACAAACAACACTAAATGCCTTTTCGGCAAGACTATCCCAAAAACCTGTATACTGCTCGGTCTGGTTCGGCTCCAGGGGATTATCGCTAATAACTCGGATGGACGTAAAACCAATACCCTTCTTGTAGCATACCTGCGCGAGGGCAGCAGACTCCATGTCAATAGCACATACGTTATACGAATTAGGAAGAAAATCCTTAATCGCCAATACCTGCTCTCTCGTAGTGACAAACTTATCTCCCGTAGCTATGGTTCCTAATCGGAATCTTTCATCCATATCAATCCACGAGAAATCAGAAGGAAAGACTGCCGGCATACCTTGAACTTGCCCGTTGGCATTCGGTTCGCCGCAATATACATCGTGGTAGCAGTACGAATTGCCAATCACGACATTACCAGGTTTCAATCCCGCAACGGCAGCACCGGCACATCCTACCGAGATAACTCTTGTAACTTTGCTGGACGTATTCGACGAAAGAAATTCTGTCAAACAAGATGCCGCATTAACCTTGCCAATACCAGACTTGATTAAAGCTATGTTTTGAACATTTTTGTAGTCAAGCCAATTCTTTGCAATCCATTCGCTGATAAGGTCGTATTCCTTATCCATAGCGGTAACTATGACAATCATTGCGCACCTCCTTTCGTTAGCTTAAGCTTCTTGCAACGGTTGTAAATAGCGTTCTCGTCCACGCCAATCTTGGTAGCAATGGCTTTTACCGGGTACTTGCCATACATTCTGCGAATGATGAAATCCTCGTCAGCAGTAAACACGTGGCTCTTGCTGATACCCATTTCCTTCATCTTTCGATGGATGGCCCAATAATTACGATTGAGCTGCTTTGCAATCTCCGTTGTCGTCATCACCAAAGCGTTAACCTTGATGAACTCAATCTCTTCTGCACTAAAATGTTTTCCTCTACTCATAATTTAAAATTTGGGTTCATTAAGCCGCCCAAGGCATTGTTTCTTATCTCTTAAAATCCTTACAAACTTCATCGAAAGAGACTTGACGCATTCCAAAATGCAAGCATAGTCCATACCCATATGGACTGCAACATGTAAAATTCTTGCAAAAAGCGCAACTTTTAATCTTCTTCTTTGCCATATCACTTGAATTTGATGATGAAAAATTCATGATCCAACCATTTGCCTGGGCACATTCCCTTCTTAGGCTTACCGATTGTGATACACTCAATCTCCTTTTCTACCTTTGGGCTATCGTCATAGTAGCCGTTCTTGAAGAGAACGTGAGTGAATGGTACGAACTTCATTGTACCATTATTCAGTTTCTCCTTGATAGTATTGATGTCTATAAGCATTTCAAATGTCTTACCGATATGAAGCTTATCATACTTATCGAAATCTTTGAATTTCTCATCCTTGATAAGGAGAAGGCGACTCATCCAAAAATCTTTAATTACCCGATACTCTTCATTCTTTTCGCCCGACACTATCATATCGAACCATTCCTTGCTGACTGCGAGGGTAAGAACCTTCTTCTTTGCTTCTGATAAATACTTATCCATTACTTTAGTTAATCTTTCCATAAGCTAACTTATTTTCCCTCTGTTGCTACTACAAAGAAATCGTTACCAATTTCTTTTCTTCTATTCAACTCTTTGCAAAGTACAGATGTATCAGCAAGATTGATATGCTGATTTACATACTTCTCCTTATCTGTGAAGGTAAGAAGAGTTTCATCGGGGTTATTTACTTCCACTATATTCTCCACACTTTCCGAAAGAGATTTGATTTCTCCATGGACAAAATCATACACATTTTTGTCGATAACTTTCTGTCTTGTCAGAGTTTCGACTGCTGTTTGAATCTTGAAGATTGATTTTTGCATTTCTTGTTTCATGATCATATTTTGTTTATTTTAGATGAACAATAATGTTTTTGGCTTAAACTCGATAATGCTATTACTATTTTAGTTCATCAAAATCTAGCCACTCTATCTTATCGTAGCACTCGTACAGAACTTCAATACGCTGTGTTCCGTCTCCTCTTGTGACAATCCATACATCATCACTCATTGCTCCGTAGTGAAGAGCCGTAGGATTTACGCCACCTCCACTATATCGGAACATCACCCACTTTCTTAAAGGAGGCTTATCTTCTTTTAGGTCGTGCCATAATGATGCCGCATTCACATAAGGAACGTTTTCCGTATCACAATCGGTAACACCAACCTTTTCTGTACTGAACGTTACCCCGTTAAGCTCATTGTAATCTACCTCATCTTCATTGCTACTGATATTGAGATAAATCTTCTTAGGTAAATTCTTTATTTTCATATCCCTTAAACTTAATTTATGAATATTTACCAATTCCAAATGTCAGCGTATCTTTCATCTGGTGGTGTTTTAATCTTTGGAAATATAGGAGTATTGCTGATAACACGATGGTCGCAACTTCCTGTACTTCCACTAGTAAGTGGCTCTCCGTTACAGACTAATCTATATTTACATTCATCACATTGTATGTAATTCATATCACTTGAATTTAATGATAAAAAACTCGGTATCAAGCCACTTGTCGGGACATAGACCTTTTTTAGGCTTGCCGATACTAATGCTCTCTATCTCCTTCTCAATTCGTGGGCTATCCTTGCGGTAGCCATTGATGAAGAGGACGTGAGTATATTGTTTTAACACAATTCTCTGCGCGTCAATATATTTTTTAAGTAAATCCGTTCGCCCTGCTAAAGCCGAGGCAAGATTTCGCACATCAACAATATTGCTGTTATTATGAAATAATCGTGCTACCCAATACGGCTTTATCTCCCGATACTCTTCATCCTTTCTTTCGTCAGCAATCATATCGAACCACTGCTTGCTGACGGATAGGGTCAATACTTTCTTTTCCATACTCAGAATGTTTTAATCATTATGTTACTGTCTCTTCTTAACTCAGCCATAAACTTTCGCTTGTCCATTAGATTCGGCTCGTAGTCCGTCTTATGGCATCCACACTGACCGACACGCAACCAATAGTCTATCTTTCTGAGATTGACAGGCTTGGCGTTTGCGTAACTATACTTCATCTTCGTTTTTTCTTAAGAATATATATCCGTTACCTGTATATACTGGCATAAGAGCATACTCTCTATCCAAGTATTCGTTCATTTTGATTTCACGTTCTATTGATAGACGTTGGCAAGCACAGAACTCATCAGTATCATTGAAATCACGCACGACCTGCATAATCTTGCGAACAATATCATCTTCGCTCACCATTCCACCTCCTCCCAGTCATTTGCGAGAATATCCTCAGAATCTCTGAAAACACAAGGAAAGAATTTGCCATCGCATACAGCCACAATAGTCACAGAGACAATATGGATATAAGCTCCACATTCTTCCCAAATTACCCTTCTCACTTTCTTCCCTTCCTTCATTCTTCTCAGAGCCTCTGAGAAGTCAAATGTTTCCTTCTTCATCGTTTTTCTTCTTTTTACTTGTTAAACTTATCGCCTTGATGATGCGGTGGTCTCCTGCGTTCTTTCCTATACTTTTCATTCCGCAATAGTAACCCCATCGCCAAAGCCAATACTTGCTACCATAAAATCTTTTATAGTAGTTCATTATCTTCTTTGCTGTTCTTATCTTCATACGCTACTTCTTTTTATTACAAGGACAGCTCTCTGCGTGAATAACACAAACTCCGTGTTTCGTGTCCACAAGCAGATAGTCATGCCCTTTCTTGGTGAATATTTTTATATTAAACTCTTCTTTTTTGTGTGGAGTTAATAAGCTGAAAGAAATCCTAAAACCAATTGTCCCTATAATGAAAATTAAGACGAGCCATACGACTGATTTGAAGAAATTAAAAAACTTTTCTTTCATACATTATTCTCCTCATCGAATTTGTTGCCAACAAATATGAATTTACCTAATGAAAGATAATAACCTAACGGTTTTTCATAAATCTTTCCATTAGCATGTGTGAGGTAATACCCACTTAACTCTTCCGACCATACAATTTCTGATGGAATAAAAGGATAATTCTTGATAACATCATGTTCGTACAATTCATTGCCCTCACAATCTTTCAGTCCTGTGAACTGGCAGACTGTTGAAGGGTCAATTTGAGTCCAATACCAAGAATGTTCTTCTTTTTTAGCAATAAGAATACATAGGTTGTAATCCATGTCTCTTTGAAGAAAACCTTCTTTCCATTTTCCTGTTCCAAGTTCTTTAGCTTTGAACTTTATATTTTCTATCTTCATACGCTACTTCTTTTTCCAATATTTACCAATTAAATAACCGATAACTCCACCCATAAAAGCTATATATAGAATAGTTAGGGTAAGTATAACATAAAATCCAAACATAACTATTATTCTTTAAGTTCTACTGGATCATCGCTCCAAGATAACTCTCTTCCGATGAGCTTCTTGATGCTGCCTTTAGGAAGGTAACAGCAACCGGTATTTGCGTACCTCTGCCCATATAAATATACGACAGAGCAAATCCATAATGTATTACTTTCATTTCTGCAAGGTTTTTCTGCAAAAATATGTTCACAGCCACCTTTATCTACTGCTAACCATGACATAACTAATACTATATTTTTTTAATTAATAAATTACTTTTCTTATCAAATGGTTTATAACCACTACGGAGATACCAATCTAGAACAAATCTATCAGATTCATCTTTATCAAATTCCAATCCGATTTTCTTCACCCCATTTAACTTAGCCTGTTGTTCTGCGAGTTGTAACAGGCGTTGTGCAACACCATTTCTTCTATAAACAACATCAACCCAAAGAGCGTATATTAGAGCATCAGCCTTGCCGAAAATATCACTAACATATAATGGAATAGATATTTGAACAGAGCCATGATTTTCTTCATCAGTTATTAAAATTCTGATTTCATCCTTCCATGTCTGTTTTTGTATCATAATCAATCCTCCAACTCTATATTGTGTTCTTCTGCGAAACTATCTTCTGCCTCTTCGCAAAACTGACCTTCGCAAAGTGATTCTGGGAGTGCTCTGCTAGTATAATACTCTCGGCAGCATAACTCACAGATTTCTTTTTCGTAATTATTTCTTAACTCTTCTCTAGTCATTATTCACCCTCCTTTCTGACTAAATAGTCGTACATAGGTTTGCAGTTTCTACGATATTCATTACATATCTTTTCTGCCTCTTCTTCTGTATCGCAAGTTGCAACAGTTCCATCGGGATATGTATCCCAATATCTAACTACATTAAATTTTGTCATATCACCCTCCAACTCTTTAAGTGCCTCCACTAACAATAATTTAGCCTTTGTCGTACATGGATATGGCGCTTCATCAATAGCGGTTTGGGCTGCTTTAATATATTTGATAGCTTTTTCTTTGTTCATTTCTTATCCTCCTTTGCCTTTAAGTATCTTCGCTTGAAACTTTTGAACTGTCTGTTTATAGCATAAGCCTCTTCATCAAAGCCTTCATCTAAAGTACCAGACATAGCCATAAGGGATTCTGTTGCTTGAAAGAAAGCTTCAAAGTCCTTTTCTGTTACATTCATTTTTGCCATAACTATATTATTTTAGATTAAACTGCTTTGATAAGAATGAATCATTCTTTATCAAGTTGACGATTTCTTCTTCTGTATGAATGCCTTTCCAAAATAGTTCGGTATGACTACCACCTCTGTCGTCATCTACAGAGAACGGAACACCATAATTAGTATAAATCTCTCCGTGATGCTTGATGAGATGGCGACCAGGATTCTTTCGGATATTATCTATCCAAGTTTCATTATCGCATTCGCGCCACATTCCATATTCTGCCGAGGTCAGCACTTTGTCGATGCCGATAGGATAATGACCGGAACACCCATTTGTTCCAAAATAAATAATCTCTGCCATATTCTCTTCTTTTTACCCTCTCCATGATGTTATCAAAATAATAACGGATTGGAGTCTTTATGAGCCTTTCACTCATTAACGTTCTTCGATGTGTACTAAATGCTTGATGCCTTTTCCACATAAGAGTGCTCTGCGGTGAATTGTCAAGCGGTAATTGATATTTTACGGCTACACCTAATGCCAACCAATCTAATTCGAGCACGGCTTTTTCGTTATTATCTTAATTTCACCAAGGAGAGGGTGGTTAGTTACTCAGTAACAACTTCCCAATCTTCCGCAAATACATCAGATACGGAAGGAACCCAAGAATCTGCTCTTCCATCTGGATTGATGATAAGCATCTGATTAGTATAGTCAATATGAGGATTCTCACGGTTCATCAAGATGATCTTGGCAGACTGAGGGAGTGACTGCATATTAGGAATGATGTCACCTGTGATATGAGAAGGAACCTGCTTAACGATAAACAATCCCTTGCCATTCCATCCCTTGCGTCTTACAGCAAGACCTGCCTTCAATAAGTCAATAGCACCACCGAAGTTAACAGAGCCTACTTCACGATAGGCTTTCTCAAACACGTCCTTAGGAGACCAGCTTTCATAGCCGCCCTCATAGACTACCTTGTAACCGTCTTCACGATTCATGGATTTTGGCACAGCATCATCTTTGAGATACACTTTGCCATCAACTCGCCACGCTGGGGTGGCATTCACAACTTTTGTTCCAATGTACTTTTTCATCTTACTATCTATTTTATATCCTTTGCAGGATGGTTAACTAATCTTTTTGATACAATCAATTTCCATACTCCATAGTACAAACTCTCTATTGGAGCGAGTGCCATCTTTCTTAGCAGGGTTGATTCTTACCTCAATCTTGCCAGTATAGCCACTACAACTTGTTTCCGGAACAATACTTTTAATCCAACAAACATCGCATCTGGAACAGCTAACTTTGTCGCCAACCTTGTATGGAAGACTTTCGATGTAATCATTTACGTAAGAACAAATCTCATCGTTAGCATCATTGATAATGCTTAGTTGTTTGTCAACCTTTACTTTTAATTCTTCTTTTGTCATATCTTTTAAAATTATGTCTGAAGACGTTAAACACTAATGTAAATAAATATTTTTATCACCTAAATCTTTTAATGCTATATCCTTACACTTTTGGCAAAGAAATTTGTTTCCCATGCCTTTGTCAAAACATGCTAAAGAAATAAAATCTTCTGGTTGGAATTTGTGCCCACAGCAAAAGCAAGTCTTTTGTACTGACAAATTAGAACTCTCACGCAACTCTTTAAAATGTGCAAACGTCCCAAAGTAGTGTCCTTTTTCACACCCTACAGCTTTGTAGACTTTCTTAATTATTACTTCCATACCTACACCTCCATTTCGTGATTAATACCAAGACCGAAGAGAAGGTGCTGGAGTTCGTGGATATAATGTATCTCCATTATAAAGATTCTGTTAATAGCAACGTATATTTTCGCTAAGCTCTATTGTTAAGCGAATATTGTTAACGTTTTTCTCAAAGAATTTCTCATATAATTTCTCCCATCCATTCTTCTTTAAAATCTCAGGAGTGAGAGGAATCGGACGAATAGCATTATTACTAATAGAGTATGTTGTACTACTATCGTTTAACATGACTACCTTAAGAAAGCCACCACTCAATGAAGATATTACTTTGAATATTTTATCTTTAGCAAATTGAAGTGCTGACTCCTTTACCATCACCAAATCACCTGGTATATATTCTAATTTATTATCCATACGCTTTACTTTTCAAATAACACGAATTTCCCATTTTCAATACCGATTGATTTAATACCTTTCGTACAATAACCAGTATCTCCGTGAGGGTTAATAACATATTCTCTTTTTATACAAACATCGCTTTCTGGCTTTGTTAGCAATATTTCTGCTAATTCTTTTGCTTTCATATTATTATCTATTTATGAACTAAGGAGTTAATCAATATCGTTTAAAGAAACCTTTTCCGTATCTCTTGGAATTCTTACTAACTTTCTTTTTCCATTTTATACAGATAGGGCACTCATTTGGATTTCTACCAATATCACAATGACTATGCACTTCTCCTTTTCCTGGTATTTTATGAATACATGTACTATGTGGACACATACACTTTACTTTTTACGATGATTAAACTTTTTGATGGCATCTTTCTTTGAAGCTGCCATAATCTTAACACCCTTAATGGTGAACTCATGTTGCGCCTTTGGCTGACACTTCTGATTGTCGGAAGGAATGTTGCCTTTCGGAACATTGAATCTAATACGTGGACTACCAAAAGGAAAATCATCACCCATTTGGTATTCCAATTCAGTTTGCATACCAATCATTGACATTAATCCATTCATAATCTACCCTTTCTTTTTCTAAGTTCTAACATTCTCCTAGTTCTACGGCTTTCCTTGCCACTAGGAGGATTACCACCAAGCTTTACTTCTGGGATTTCATAATTCATATAGATGGAAGCTTCTTCATTGAGCGCCTTAACTACTTCTTTAGTCAAGACTTCTTTAAGTGATACACCAGTTGGTGTTACAATTATCTTTACATCGTCTCTAATCATACCTAGCCCTCCACGTTATTTGTTGTACCAATCAACTTTGCTGTCTCCTCATTATAAGGAATACAATAAGTATAACCACCTACACAACCAATAGTGACATATTCTCCATGTGAATCCATGTGACTGAAAATATTTGCTGTCCATATATCATCGTCAGCATTTCTTGTTATCACTCTGTCGAATGGCTTTGGAGTCCACTTTTTCTTTAAAGCAATAATCTTTTTCTTCTCTACATCCCAAATCTTGCCCCTCTTTGCTAAAGCGTCAAAAAATGCAGTTTTTTCTTCTTCTGTAGATAAACGAACTATACAGCCGATTTTGGAGCAATAACTATCTTCATTAATAGTAATCATGCCTCTACTATCAAGACTAGCATGTAAATAATAGTTTTCATCATTTTCTGCTTTGAAAACACAAATAAGTGAACGTCCTCTATGAAGTTTAATGGTAATAAAATCCCAATCCTTGAACTCAGACTTCTCAACTTCAAGTGTCTCTTTATTGAGCTTTCCGCCACATCTTTCCTCGACAGCTTTGATGTAGGTCTGAGCAGCATCCATATTTTCAAGGGTATAATCGTTTACTGACGCATCAAGATTGGATTTATAATCTATATCACCGTCCTCTTTTCTCTGTGAAAAGAACTTACCAAAGAAACGCATATATCTATTGTCTTGAAATTTAACAAAGATTACTCTTTCTTTGCCATCATTGCTAACCAGCACATCGCCCTTCTTCCAAGAGAATTTTTCCCAATCACGCATTGATTTGCTAGGGTAGATGCACAAAACTCCTTCCTTGTACAATTTACCGTCTTCATCGAACCATGGCTCTTTATTATGATGCTTAACTTGAAAAGCATCACATGCATCAGTAACGACATATAACGTAACACTTCCAAACATATCAGTCCAGAGTTTCGTACCTTCTGGCTTATTCTTTAATATTTTCGCTATGTTTATTTTTGTTTCCATATTATTTTATTCTTATGAATTGAACATTCTTTCCGTCTTTTCGCTCATTTGATGCGCACTTGATTCGATTACACATGTCTATATTGATACAGTTTGCAATTTCATCAAAGAAACAACCACTACAATCGGCTTCCTCGCTTTCAACCACCTTTAAGGTGATTTCTGAGCCAATAGGTAAATCTTCCATAACTAAACCAATTTTTGTGTTAAACAATACTGGTAGTAACTTATACTGCCAACATATTTTGATATTCTTGGCAGCTCACCATCATAAGGAGTGACTTTCAATCCATCAATGAAATCAGCATTCTCAGTTGATACCTCGGTATTATGCTCATTCATAAACACCTTTTGCGCTGTCGTAGAATGGCTTTCAGCTCTCAGCTTACCGAGTGAACGCCAAACCTGCTTGCGATGGATGAACAATCCATGCAAAGGAATAGTTCTTACTTCTACTTTTGTTCCCATAACCATTAGCTTGCTTTATATAGATTGAACCATACCTTGTTGCTCTGCTTATCCTTATAAACATTACCTTCAAGGTCAAAATAAACACGCCTCTTTTGATTGAACTTCTTTATCATTGGCTGATTATCTTTGTATGTAGTTATATCATACTCAACCAATGAAGAACCACGTTCATTCTTTGTTGGAGGATAACCTGATTCTCGTATGAAACGTACCTCAAACTCTTTATTTCCAATTTCAAAATTTGCTGTAGCCATAATCTAAACCATTTAAAGATGATAATAACTATTTGATACCCTTGCGCCCAAATCGAAGCAGCCCACGGCATCCGGCTTTAAGAAGCGTTTCTCTAACTTCTCCAAAGCCTCTTTATACTTCTGCTCCATGTGCTTGCAATGAAGTCTCTGAGCTAATTTAAGTTGCTCGACAATACCTTTGCGAGCAACTTTATATTGTTTATCCGACATCATAGCCTTATTCGTTCACATAGTTGATAACATGCTCTTGAGCTTGCTCATGCAAGTTATCAAAAGCGTCTTCTATAACTTTGGCTGTCTGATAGCCATTAAGGTTCTCCAACATTTCGCCAACCACTTCTTCCATCGAGCCTATTGGTAATGAGCAGAACTTATCAACTAAAAAGCTCTTCTGTTCACTGATGGTCATATCATCGTACAAGTCTGATAAATCTACTTCAACTTTATAATCTGCCATAATCTTAATCGAAAATATGATGGTTCAACTTTCTCTTTCTGAGGTTTCTCTTAATCACTTCCATATCCTTGTGGTCGTTAGTATGGTCCGCAAGAAGCTTGATGATTTCATAGATGTCATTTGCGTTATCCTCCAGGTTTGCGCAAATGCTCTCGTCACCGAAGAAACTCTTATTAAAGGGTTTCAAATGGAAGTAGTACTTTTTGGCTGCATCCTGCATCTGAGTGTAGTGCATCTTTTGCTCTTGCTTGTACTGAACGCTTAACAGCCTAAACATGCCCTGTTCATCCTTGATGAGCTGATCCAACACATCTGTTACCATTGCAATCAAGCAGCCATTGACCTGCAGGCGTTGAATAATCTTTTCCTGCTTCAAGCCTGATGTTACACCAATCTCTGAGAGTGTAACCTTCAAATCGTTTACTGTAACTTTCTCTTTTCCCATTGTCTTACTTTTAATTGTCAAACCATAAACCTGCATATCTCCATTCCCAATGAAGGCAAGTGTCATTAGGCTTCTTGCCTTCACTATAGCATATCTCGGAAGCTATACAATTACTACATATATGCTTCATAATCATGGAAGTTTTGATATCATATAATCTAACTCCTTATCTGTAATATCCAGATTGTTCTTACGCTTGAACTTGATGATAGCATCAATTCCGACCTCGCCTTCAACCAACTGGTAGATGGCATCCTCATCAAATCCCTTGTCTAGAATCTTGATAAGCTCCATTCCCAAATCATGGATTTTCTGCTGAAACTCCTTTTTGAGGTCTGCGTTAATTCGCTCTAAAGTTTCTGCTTTCTGACTAAATCCGCATCCGCCCTCAATGGCAAAGTCGTTATTGATGTTCTGACACATCTGGTCAATGTCCTTGCTACCGAAGAACTGAGCGAAATAGGTATCGCCTTTCAAGGACTGTAGAATATCGATTTCTTCTTGCTTTGTCATAACTAATCCTCCTTATCTAACTTATCGTACTCCTTACGTAGCTCTGCAATTTTATTTGCAAAGAAAACCATTGTCTCTTTCAAAAGCGAAAGCATGTCTTTATGATTGAGGATGTCGCCAACCGCAGTGTAGTACTTAAGGTTTTCGTTTGTTTCCAGAAGATCAAAGCTGCCGAAGCTTGCTACATTGGTGTTAAATGACTCTTCCTGGAAGTTACCTACCTTTGCTTGGTAGCGAATCACCATCATGTCTCTTCCTACTCCTTTCAAATTCAAATGAGCGATAAGTGACTTGTAGCCTACGTCAATACCCTCTACCTCCCAATCAGGACAAACAGAAATGATGTCCTTTATCTTCTTTGTGGCTGACTCGAACGCATTCTTAATGTTCTTTCTAACCTCTTCCTTCTTTGTCTCGACTGAATTATTCATAATCTTTATAATTTTAATTGGTTCAACTTGCAAGGTAGGCTCCGAATAGTCAAAAGTACTACCTTTTATCTATATGCAAAGGTACGAAAATTTTCTGATATATGCAAATATACTAATGATTATTTTAGTTAAAAATACTAAAACCGTTAAATATATGCGAATATATCCGTAATTTTGCCAAATCAAAACTTCGAAGATTATGATAGATTTTAATGAACTTTTTAAAAGAAATGACGTTGGCAGCATCATAGGAGAGCTGAAACAACGCGTGTTGGATATTCCACTTTGGAGTACCCTGTTATCTGAGTATGAGCCTATGCTCCATGAAATCGTAGAAGACCACGTAGGCAGACAGGACAGAACGCTTGATGACGGAATAGTAGAAAAGGCAGCTAGATTGCCTATCGGATTGGAGAAGCTTCTTACACGAAGAATCTCTGAGTTCACAATGGCTATACCGGTCAAGCGTGTATATACGTATGATCAGGCTGACGAAGAACTGAAGACGATTGTGCGTGCAATCGAGAAAATCTACACCTGTGCACACATTGATGCCGTGAACATGCACAGAGCAAAGTGCTATTACGCCTCTTGCCAGATGTTCACACTTTGGTACACGCAGAAGAAGCCTAACAAGCTCTACGGCTTCGACAGTCAGTACAAACTGAAATGTAAGACATTCTCTCCAATGGACGGAGTTGACATCTATCCTTACTTTGATGAGTATGATGACTTGCTTGCTCTGTCATTCGAGTATAAACGTAAGGTTACTGACACAGAGCACACCTTCTTCGAGACCTATACCGCAGACCATCATTACAAGTGGGACCTGTCTTCAGACGACGAAGAGTCCGGATGGAATTTGGTGGATGATAATGAGATTTCTATCGACAAGATTCCAGCCGTGTTCTGGTACCGGCACAAGCCATGCTGGGAAGGATTGAAACCTATCCGTGAGAATATCGAGTACACCATTTCCCGAAACAGCGATGTTGTGGCATACAATTCCGCTCCTGTCTTGAAGATTGCCGGTGCCATCGTTGGAATGGAGCGAAAGGGAGAGAGCAAGAGGGTGTATAGAGTCAGCGAAGACGGCGATGTTAGCTACGTGTCTTGGCAGCAGGCTATCGAGGCTCTTAAGTATCACGTTGACACTCTCGTCAAGCTTTTCTTCATGCAGTCTCAGATGCCGGACATCAGTTTCGAGAACATGAAGAGCCTTGGCAATATTGGCTACGATTCGAGAAAGACACTCCTCATGGATGCCCATCTTAAGATAGGAGAGGAGACTGGTGCCTGGATTGAAGGCTTCGAGAGAGAGGCTAACGTCATAAAGGCGTTCCTTTCCAAGATGAACACGAAGTGGGCAGCTAGAATGGATGAGATTACTGTAGAGCACATCATCACTCCATTCATCCAGGAGGATGAGAATACCCAGATTGACAAATGGCTTAAGGCTAACGGCAATAAGCCTCTCGTCAGCCAGAAGGAATCTATCCAGCGTGCCGGTCTTTCCGATGATCCTGACAAGACTTTCAACGAAATTCAAGGAGAAGAGGAAGTAGAGGCCACAAGAACAGCAGCTTCTATGCCTAACTTATTCTCGGAGGAATAGCCATGAGAAAGAAGAAGGAAGAAGAGAAGCTTCACTTTTGCCGTGAATGTGCTCATGCTACTGACTTCCATAGTATGAGCCTTAAAGGTCAGCCTATCCTAGCCAAATGCCCATATCAAGAATGGAGCGTTCTTCTCAACTGGGATTGCTGCAAACACTTTAAAATGAAATTGTATGAAAAAGCCAAAACTGCCTAATCAGAAAAAGGCATATAAAGACCTTGGCAAGAGACTGAACGCTTATACCAGGAAAATCATTTCCATCTATGAGACTCTTGCCAAGGAGTCCGCTAAAATCGCCACCTCCACCGACTTCGATGGGGATGGCGAGTTCTCTTTTGATGATTACCCTAGAACAGAAAAGAAGGTGAACGTCTTGTTGGATTACTATTCAAACAATATGCAGGCCTTGGTCTATAATGGCATATCGGACGAATGGAAGAATAGTAACACCCTGCAGGACCTACTTGCCAAAAGGGTAATCGGCACCTTTACTAGGAAGATAGCGGACGCAAAGCAGAAAGCTTACTTTGAGCACAACAACGCGGCAAAGAAGGCTTTCATGGAGAGAAAGATTAAAGGTCTAGGTCTTTCAGAAAGAATATGGAACCAGAGAGCTGATGTAAAGGAGGCTCTGGAGAAATCTCTGTCTGTCGGCATAGAGAAGGGTATGAGTGCTGTTAAACTCAGCAAGAAGGTCAGCAAGTACCTTAATGATTATCCGTCACTTGCCAAAGCCTATAAGAAGAAATACGGCAAAGCCATAACCATTCAGAACTGCGAGTACAGAAGCGTGCGTCTGGCACGTAACGAGATAAACATGGCCTACCGTTCTGCCGAGCAGGAAAGATGGGCTAGGATGGACTACATTAAAGGCAAGGAGATAAAGACAACCAACAACCCAAGTCATAAGCACGATATGTGTGATTTGCTTGCAGGTGTCTATCCGAGTTATTTTCCTTGGGTTGGTTGGCACGTGAATTGTATGTGCTATGCCATCCCGGTAATAATGAGTGAAAAGGAGTATTGGAGCGGTAAACAACCAAGAAATGCTATGCCTAAGAACTTCACAAATTGGGTAAATGATAATAAAGATAAGGTGAAGCAATCATCCTATATCACCCAATACGCTCGCTCTGAAAGGTCACAAAGGCAAGTTCGAATAGCTGCACAGAACTCACCAGAGGTAAGGGCAAGACTTCGAGAATTCATTAATGAGACAATGCAAACAAAATTTAGAGAGGTAGAGCTACCAGACGGTCAAACGGCTAGAAGACTTTATCTCAATAATAATAATGAGGAATTTGTGGTAGGACGAAATTTCTTTTCTGAAACGATGGCAAAGAATATTAGAAATAGAAGACTTAGCGAAACAATACAAATTGCAGCCGATGTAAACGAATGGTTTCCTACAGCAACATTTGACAGGATTGAGGAAGGTAACCATCATGATTTTCAGTTCAAAGTATTCCATGCTACTTATCAAGGAAAACGAATAGAATGTAAGGCTAAACTTACAAGTGAAAATATCCTTTATACTATGAGATTACTAAACTAAAAACAAGGGATTGGAAACCCTCCCGAAGTCTGCATCCGAAGACCGACGTGTGAGAGGTCTATCCAATCCCTATTTATCTTTCTCCTTTACCGCTGCAAAGGTAATATTTTATTTTGGAAAATCCAAATCTTTTTCGAAATTTAATTGATTCAAGCCCTCGCTGGTTTATTTGATACCTTGTAAGTCTCGAAGACTAAGATTAAATCCCAGGTTTGAATTACAAGTTCTGTCTGTTGGAAATCAGAGAGTTAGATTTGAGATAAACGATAAACTTATCAAGCATTCTTGACGTGCGCTCTCTAATATCCGTTTCTGTAAAATCTGTCAACGTCTGTGACAGCATTCGTAATTCGTGTATCTTAGTTCCAATCCTCTCGCCTGTGGATTTGAACTCACCATTATAATACTTAATCTTGTCAGCAAATCTGTAATCGGATGCCCGAATATTAACTCTTCGCTCCAATACCGATTTGTTTCCCAACATTTCAAGAACCTCGTCATTCGACAATCCACCTTCCTTGACTTGTCTGTTCCTTGGGAAGATGTGTTCAATATCATATGTTGCGTCAAGAGGAAGCAATTCCTGACTATCGAAAGAGAATGCCCACCACACAATCATCGACTTCGTAATCGCACGAGTGTTTGAAAAACTGAAGTTGGTGAATTGCGAACGGAACAATTCCTCTTGGAATAGATAGTTCTCGAAAGCAATCTCTTTGTTCTCTATGATATTCACCATCTCATTGAATACTGGTGCTCGCAAGGCCGTTATTCCTGGGTTACTGATAGCGTATGCCCAGATAAAGCCTATCAAACGATTCAAGAACAGATAGAACTTCTCGTTGTCTAGCATATTCTCAGCATTCTTATAGTGCATGAAATATACCGATACAATATAAGTCCATAAGCTGTTAGGCGCATAATTCAATACAAACAAGCGCTTTAGTACATCCACGGAAAAACGGTCTTCGTTCTGAGAATATACATCTTTCCAGAAGTCGGCTAGCAAGACAAGATTCTCTAAAGTCTGCTCTCGTCGAAGTAGGACATATCCATCTTTCTCATAGAACTTACGAAGTCCTTCTGTCATAGAACTACGATTAGTCAGCAATGCCCTCTCGTAGTACATATAGCGTGTAAACAACTCATCCAAAGGTGTTCCACGATATGGGTGGAATATTTTGGTAACGAGTTCGTCAAGCTCTTTCCATGTAGTGATAAACTCTTCCTTCTTTCCGATGGATGAGTAGAACTTATAGAGCTGTGCCTTGAAGATGTCTGAGTCAGACAATGGCTTACCTCTATCATTAAGCGTCGAGAATATCCTAAGAGCAGTATCTTGCGATTCTGCCTCTATTGGAAGTAGCACACAGTTATTGAGAATGCGAGCTGGATATAATGCAAAGAAAGAAGGGTATTCTTCAATGAATTTTCCTATCTTGTCTTGAAAGTATCTGAAGTTGGTCGCATACCGACTTTTTCCTTCTGATGTTCCTTTCCGGAGTATATCCATAAACTCTTCCTTGTCGTTATCAGTTGCAACCTCCGAATTTATCTTCAAGTCGTTTGGATCATACTCTCCGAACTCATTTGCTCTCCAAATGCACTTTTCTATGTCCTCTCGCATCTTGATTGAACGATTGTCTTTCATGTGCTCCAGGCGATTGTAGAAAGCTCGCAGTAAGAGAAGCAAGGTCGTAAGACGCTGCTGACCGTCAATGATTTCAAGTTTCCCTTCGTCATTGCGGAATGTTACTATAGGACCGAGAAAGTAACTCTCTGAAGAATCGAAGCTGTCGCAGTTGTTATTCGGGAATGAAAAGGAAAATAAGTCTTCCCATAATACCTTACATTCGTCTTCTCCCCAAGCATACGGACGCTGATAATCAGGAATCAAGAACGTCGCTTTTTTATCTTGAAAAAGATACTTTACGTTCTTTTGATCTACTATAAGCTTTGATGACATAACAATTACATTCTACTTTTCATCAAACTCACCTTTCTCATCAAGATAGCGTACAGCTGCTTTCACGATAAACGAGAATCCTCTAAGAACAAAAGAACCTACCAAGCAAAGCAATGAGTCAATAACGTAGCTAAATGCTTGTATACCACTAATACTTGAACTTTCATATCCATAACCGCCAGAAGTATTCAAGGCGTTTATCCAAGTTATAATTGAAACTATTATGGCTATAAATGAAACAACAGCTAAAATGTTCGAGATAGTTCCAAGATGGTTTCCTACCTGTGGAACAAATTTTCTATTTCCCATATGATGCGCCCGTCATGCCGGTAGCTAAGCTTTAGTTAATAATCCGTCTATCAGATTAATAACGCATCATATGGTACTTTATTGTGTTGAACCAAAAAAAAATCAGATTATTTTTTTGAGTGACTTTTCTCGCCCTGCATTCAGCTGGCGGTACTCATTGAAATCTTTGTAGTGCTCGACCTTACCGTAAAGCTTCGGGTGGTCCATCATATCGTTCAGCATTTCTTTACTAAACTCGGTGAATCCAAAATTATAGCCACTCTCACCACCTTGTATAGCACCACTTCCATGTGTTCGAGATGGCACGTATTGATATGTGAGACTTATTCCTCCCTCAGATGTATATTTTGCAAGCTGATAGGATAGAAACTTTCCATCCTTTCTTACTATGTAGCCATGTAACTGATTTATAGCAATAACACGATAGCCTAGTTTCTTAATTTCCTCCAGTCTGTTTTTCATAAGCAAAGAACTCAATTCCGACACATATAAAGGCTTTCTAACGTTCACGTCGTGAAAGTTCTGAATGAACACATCAAGCTTTTCACAATCCCAATCTCTTGGATAAGTTATGTTGACACATCTTCGCAAGTCTCTTTTGTAATTAATCAGGACGAAAGTTTCTGTCTTAGACTCATACTTTCTTTTTAGCTTAACCTCTAACTCCATAGTTATTTCTTCTTGAATTTATAGTTTGGGCAGCTTCTCTTGTTTCCCATCGCAAGCAGTACCGGGAACAGCAGACCGTGCCTGCAACCATTTCCGTGCTCGTCAGCAGCCTCGCAAGAGAAGCAGCCGTAATACTCGTTAATATTTAATGCTGCCATTATTCGTAATCCCTAATGTTCAACAATACTGGAAATCTCGGCACTCCAGCGTCAGAATAACCTTGATGCTGAACAGTCGCCGCCATACCTATCAATTCTTCCTTGTCGGCTAAGTATTGAGCTCTGAGTGACCTTGAACCTACCGGGCGGGCACAGAACTCGTACTCTCCACACTTCAGTTTGAATATAGCGGTACCTGCATCATTGCCCTCCGCTTCCAAAACATCGACCACCTTGAACTCTGTCGTGTCGAACGATTTCAGCTTCATAAGGTCATTGCTTCTGCCCTCGGTATAGATTCCATCTGCATTTCTGATAATGGCACCCTCGTAACCGGTGGAAACGAATATCTTGTGCCATCGCTTGATGTCCTTCTCTGAATGGGCAACGAAAGTCTGCGTAAGGTACACCGGTCCGTTTGGATCAATGGAAGCAAACTCATCCTGCAGAACTTTCCATCTGGCAGAAAAGCTTCCCGGAATCTGTGCATCGTAGATAACCATACGTAGCTTGTCAGTCATAGCAGAACGGCACTTGACGGCAGAACATATCTGCTGGAAGGTCAATTCCTGGTGGTTGTATATCTCCCCATCCAAAGGAAGCATACCGCGGTGTTTCTCTCCCCAAGCCTTAATCTGAGGAACATCATATTCCTTACCGCCTCTCGATGTGAGGTGAACCTCACCACCTTCTCCTTCATGAAGGACGCATCTAACTCCGTCATACTTAGGCTGGGTAAAGCAAGGAAACTTCGTCTGTGACGGATAATATCTTGTTGCTAACATTGGTTTCATACGCTACTTAATATCTGAGGTTATTTTAATTCTCAATGGAGTACCATTCACTCTGTGCGTGACGAAAGACTCCAGGTCCGTATAGAAGCTACTATAGCACTCTACACTAGAGCTTTCTACTTCAATGGTGATAATCTTTTTCATAGCCATTTCCCGTATCTTCTATGAATCTCATCGTAAATGTAGGCTCCGCTCGTATGCGAAGCACTGAACATTAAGATGATGTCGTTATTTACCTTAATCTGATTTGTCCTGACAACCTTATCGTTCTTGACGTGGTCGCAATAGACCGTGTTGCAGGAGTGATATAGGCGCATCGTGCGCCCATATCTGTCAGTTCCTATATTCTCTTTGTACATGGCTAGTCCTCCAAATCTACATCAAAAGCAGCCTCAATAACTTCTTTGATGTCCTCTGTGTAACCGCAAATTCCGTTGTACTCCAGCCAATGATCCAGCAACTCCGTGTTAGTCATTTCAGCTACTTCACTCTCACTATACTCTGCCTCTTCTACGAGGTACTTCATCAAATCATTCTTATCCATATTACTTGATTTTATTAATGTCACAAACTAATACATTACCTACTATTACGTCTCTGATACCTGCAATATTCACAAGCATCGTGGCGTTCTCGTTCTGAGGAAGGTCGTAAACCTTGCCTTCCTCATTAACTACCATTACCTGCGACTTGCTGAGTCGGACCAACTCGATGTGGCCACCTACAAATCCCCTCAACTCCTCCAATGAGAAATCCGTTCCATTGGATGGCTCCACATTCTTCTGGGCGCCATCCGTGAATATTACTGTTGACAACATAGGCTAATCATTCTCTTTGCATTGTTAATAGAATAAGTCTGTGTCTGACCATCGATATAGACGTATCTCTGACCGAACATATCCTCAAAAACCTGGATGATGTGCTTCTTGTATTTAAGAAGCTTTGTTTCGAAAAGACCATTCATAGCAGTTCCTCCTCCTATATTAAGCGATGGTGGTCTCGTACAACTTCTTGGTTGCCTCGAACTCCTCTTCTCCCTGGAACATTCCGCAATCTGCACTCTCGAAGCCCCAGTCCTCTGCATCTCCATCAAAGATGCCATATGCTGAAACTCGGAACAATGTAGGAGCAACTGAAGCTACTTTGATTGCCATCTTTCCTGATGCTATTCTCATAAGCTCTGAAACTTCAATAACTGTCATTCTCTCGAAGCGAGCATAAACTAAATTCTTCATAATCTTTATAATTTTAATTGGTTCAACTTGTAAGATAGGCTCTGAATAGTCAAAACTACTACCTTTTATCTATATGCAAAGGTACGAAAATTTTCTGATATATGCAAATATACTAATGATTATTTTAGTTAAAAATACTAAATTACAATACACTGGTAATCAAATAGTTAAGGCGCCTACTCTCGCGAGCAAACGCCTAGTTGACATAGTAAAAAGAAAATTACAAGAAACCGCCACGTCTGAGCTGTGCATCGGTAGCATTGTTAAGCCACTCCTCGCACTTCTCTATGACGCCCGTACAAGCGTCCGGTGCATCATCGTGGGCGTTATATCCTTCCTTTCTGTAGGATTTCATATCGTGGGCGAACTCCGGCCACAACTGTTCCCAATTAGAGGGGAAGACTAGTTTATTGTTTACCTCGCTGGAGCGAGTGAAGATTCTAATCTGTTTGTTCTTCGATTGCGTGAACGTTACGAACTGGGTGATTCTGTTTCCGTGTTCCCTTGTTATGCGCTCGACATTGCGGGCATAAGAGCGGCCACCGTTGTTACTTTCAACGAAACACACGTCTGTCTGATTGCGCTTAACCATATTGGCTTGCGCTGGTTCCGTGTATTCCATCGGTCGCTTGGTGTATAGAACATCGGTAACATAGTAGCCGTCATCGTGTGCATCGAAGCATATAGAGCAAAGGAAGTCGAAACCGGTATCTGCCGAGTCGGTGTAGTTTCCAATCATTCTTGCATACCTTCTGTCCGGCAGCTCATCGTATGTTCTGAAGGCATGGTACATAAGACCTTCCATAGGGGTAGGGTTCTGCATGTACTGTGTCTCGAATACGAACTCGCTGGCATGCTTGATTTTGTACAGCTCCTCCAACGTATGTTTCCACGGCCACAAGGCTCGCTCCTTTCCGTCCTCGTCTGTCTGTATTACCGGGAGGGAAACAACCTTCCACTCATTTGGCTCAATCTCTTGAAGGTAACCGCACAAGTCGTGCTCATGCAACCTCTGCATGACGATGATAATTGGCGTATGACGTGAGTTTACACGGTTACGGATGGTTGTCTCGAAACGTCTGTTGATAGACTCTCTGACGTTATCAGACAAAGCATCGTCCGGTCGTAAAGGGTCATCGATAACTATGGCTCCCGAAAAGTGACCGGGGTTGAACGTAGCCATAAACTTATCCATGTTCTTTATGTCTTCTTCGGTCCAGTCTGGCTGACCTGCACCAAAACCTGTGATCTGACCCAAGGTAGATGTAGCATACTCACCACCACCTGCCGTTGTGCTCCATTTTGATCTTGTGTTATCGTTCTTTCTGATTTTGACATTCGGGAATAGTGTTTGAAAATATGTAGAAGTTATCGTGTCCTTGACTGCCATAGAATTGTCCTGGACGAGACTTCCGGAATAAGATATATGAAGAAACTTTGAAGCAGGGTTCAGCGCAAGACCATATGCGATAAACATCTGTGAACACAAGAGGGTCTTTCCGTAACGAGGGCTGATGTTGATAATCAGCTTATTCGTCTTTCCTCTTATCACATCCATGAGCGCATCACATATAATCCTGTGATGTTCGCCTATTACATACTCACGTCGAGCAGTATAGGCGAACATCTTAGTAGTGAATTGCAGCAGGGACGATGCCACTAACTGCTTATGAAGAAAACGTTGTTTCTCAAAGTCCATTTATCTTCTGTAATTCTTTAATATCATCCAAGGACAGCTTAGGGAACTTGAAGTCCTCACCATCCTTGCCGGTTACTTCTTGAATATGCTTATCTGCCAATCCGTTGAGCCTTGCAACAATGCTGGAATCAAACTGATGAAGCATGGCACCATCAATCTGCTGTGCCATCACGACATTCTCAATCTGTGTTATCACCTGCTCAAAGCCTGGTCTCTTAAGATTACCTCTCTTGAAATCAGCCCATTTCTGAACGATGCCACAGAAAGCACAAAATCCGACAAGGGTATAGGCTCTTCTGAAAACCCTTACCTCTTGTCTCATGGAATTTGTGGATTTGCCGCTGCCACCTGCAATAGAATTGCTACCAGTCTTTTGCTGCCAAGGGTCGTTTTCAACATCATCACAGTAAGCTACAAACTTATCCCATAATTCCTGAGAAGACTTAATCTTGTATGGTCTTCCAACAGGATTGGGGATTCTATGTACGAAAGACTTTACTTTCGGCTGTGATGATTCATCTGTCATGGCTTCTTAACTTTTACTAGTTTACCGCAAGCGGAACAATTATACTCATAATACTCAGAAGGCTTGACCTGGATATTCTCCTCAACGCCCTTCATTTCCTCCTTGAACTTTTGGTCCTTCTGGGCTTCCGTTACGACCTTCTTAGCCGTATGGTTAGTTTCAGCCTTTGAAGGTGCGGCCGCAGGCTTCTGTTCCTTTGGCTTAGCGTTGAGTCCAAGCATACCGGCAATGCTCTCATCGAAAGCAAACTGAATGCTGTTAGGATCACCGAGATAGGAGAGCTCCTTGCGAAGCTTCTTCTCGTTCCAAGTGGCGAACTCGGACGTCTTGTCATCAGCGATTCTATACTGCTTAATCTGCTCGTCAGTCAGATAGTCGACACGGATGCATGGAACCTTATCCATTCCTAATGCCTTAGCAGCCTTATATACACCGTTACCGGTTACAATCACGTTGTTCTTGTCAACAGAAATAGGCTGAGTGATGCCGAAATCCTTGATAGACTGCATGATTGCCTGTACTGCCGTCTCGTCGGTCTTGTGCGAACCGTCATGAGGCACGATGCTGTCAATAGGTAACTCAATTACCTTGTCATTAATCTTAATCTCTTCCATACCTGTTAATCCTCAATTTCTATTGTTTCCATATTTCCGCAATACGGGCAAACGACCTTCATATAATGTGAACCGTCCTCGCGCTCTTTGAGAACGAACAAATCCTTGGCAGGGTCTTCCTCCTCATCCGAAGGAGCTTCCTCGCTTTCGCCAGCCTCTTCATTGGATGGAGCCTCGAAGTTCTCCTCATCAACCTGAGAATAGTCATCCTGGAAGCCGCCATACTCTTCTGCCTGCTGGTTGATGCTGTCGAGTGAGAAGTTGAGCATCTGATTGATGTCCTCAAAGAAGAATGCCTGCATATCGGTAGGAACCTCCATGTTGCGCAATTCCTCCAAAAGCTGGTCTTCATCAAAGGAAGATTTCTCTGCCAGCTTGTTATCGAGGATGCGGTACTTCTTTGCCATTTCGTCGTCCATATCCGAGTAAACGACAGGAACGAACTCCATGCCCAACTGGTAAGCGGCCACGTATCTTGTGTGACCGGCAATGATTACACCTGCCTTATCAACGAGGATAGGCTTAACGAATCCAAAACGCTTGATACTCTCCTTCGTAGGCTCAACCGCATTCGTGTTGTCACGAGGGTTGTCATAGTAAGGAAAGATTTCACTGAGCTTAACTGACTTTACTTTCATTTCTTATCCTCCTTCTTCTTGGCTGTCTCTCTTGCTACGCGTCTCTCGTCGACAACCTTTTCGATAGCCGCATTATACTTATAGCTTCTGAAAATCTTGGCGAAACCGGTAACATACTTAAGCTTTACAAGCTCTTTCTGCTCCAGACCTACCTTTTCGCAAATCTCACGCTCAGACACACCATCTCTGAGCATATTGAAGACGATGTTTACCATTCCATCTACAGAGTGACTTCCACGGGCACGATTGTGTCTTACGGTTGATGCCATACGCTGGTCGATGTCCTTGTCTAGGACCACAATCGGCAGCTTTCCGCCACATCGCTCATTGATGTCCGCAAACTTGCGAATAACGAGGTTTCTGTGGAAACCGTCGATGATTACATACTTCTGCAGCTTCTCGTCCCAAATTGTAACGATAGGCATTGTGTAACCGTCTTCCCTCACGGATGTATAGAGAAGACGCATTTCCTTATCTGCCACATGGTTAGGGTTGTAGTTGTTGGCTACAACCATATCCTTGTCAACCCAAAGTACGCAATCTACAGGGTTGACTTTCTCCGGAGATAAGGAACTGATATACTTTCTGAGGTCGTTCAAAAACTGCACCTTATCCTTGGCAGCATCAAACTCCTTCTTGATGTTCTCTTGAAGATTCATATTCCTTATTAGCTTTTTCTATTTTAACATAATTGTCGCTCAAATACTGACGCAAAGAACGCTCTACGCTCTGAATGCGCTTCATTCCGAAATCTTCCGCAATGACGCAGACAGCGCTGGTATAACCAATCTGATGTATTACGTAATCAATGCACTCCTGGCAATGACCGGCTTTAGCTACATTTCTCTTCTTGGCGGAACGGTAGCCTTTCTTGATAGTCTCTGCATTCTTCTTGTCTTCACAAAGATTGTCTGCGAGATAATCAACGTATTCATCCCAATCCTTGAAATAAGGTGGCAAGTTGTAGCAGTATGTTGCCACTTCGTTAAAGACGTGTACAGATGTATTGACGTTTGCCACTCTTCGCACCAGCTTGTCGTAGAACCATGGATCAACCTCCTTGATGAAACCTAAGTCGTGGATAGCCTGCTCATGAATGAGGGAACTAACTCGGCACGCTCTGAGTGGCTTCTGGGTGAACTGGTAGTTGTAGAGTTTGCAGTACGGAAGCTTGTTGCTGAAGATGTAATACCATACATCATAAACCTTCCAATCCCAAATAGGGTAGAGCACCAGACTTCTCGGTGTGCCGTCTTTATAATATCCGCCACCACCTCCCCACGTAATACCTGGAAGGCACTCGCCTCTAGTAAGACCCGACAATCGTGCCGGCGACTCCTCGATACGGACACCACCTAAAGTTAGATAGTCTTTGCCGAAGAGCATTCTGTGTACCTGATCAAGGGTCTTGGAGAAATACTGATTGTGCGGAATCTCCAAATCACCATATGAATCTGGCTCCTTCTCACGAATCCACTTTTCTCCTGGCCCCCATACATTGAACCATTCTCCCTTTGAGGCATTCCATTCCTGGAAGTATGACTGAATCCAATATGGCTCAACCCACGGCAAGTGCATGATGTATCGTATGTACTCGATAGTCATTGGAGTCTCTGCCTCTTGGTCTAGGAAGAGGACGGGAATCTTTTCAATTCCCATCTCCTTCATAACCTCGTGCGCAAGGTTGAGAACCACGGTAGAGTCCTTTCCTCCCGACATCGTCACGACAATCTTACGCTTACCATAAAACTCCCGAAAGATGTATCTGAATCTTTCAAGAGCTGCCTCATAAACGTTTTTGTCACTGTAAAATATCATTTCTTTCTATTGTTTAATAATACCTTGTCGCTGGAATTACTGAAATGGGTGTCAAGGTAATTCTTAAGCCTACCCATCATTTCATTATTGTTGTGGCCGCGAGCGGCATTGTGCATGATTGTTGCATATCTCAACTTCTCTTCGTCGAAATCAACAAAGCATACAGGAACCATCTCATATCCGATGACGCAGGCGGCACGGTATCTGTTCTCTCCGTCCACAATCTGCATCGTCGAGCGGTTGACAACGATAGGCTGAGTAAATCCGAAATATAGCAACGATTTGATGAGAAGGTCGAAGCTGTCTGCATCATGCGTGTTAGGGTTATAGTCATTCGGATAAATGTCATCAACCTTGACGTATTCAATATGCAGCGGCTTCACCTGCTCAACCTCGATATTGTCCTTCGCCAATTTCAAGGCTAGATTTTCCTTAGAGTTTTTTGTATTCATCGAGAAATTCCTTGTTTACGATTTCCTTAACCCAATCCTTGCTTGACTTAGCCAAATAAGGATTTTTGAACTCACTCTCCCAATCTACAGACTCTACATCAAACTGGTTGTCGTAGGTCTTGCTGTTTCGAGGAATGCCACCTACGGCGCCTGGATTGTTGAACGTGCTTCTGTATGCACCGAAATGCTGAACCAGACCGGGAACGATAGCGTAAAGGTCGATACCCTTTGCCTGAAGGTATGCCTTAAGGCGCGAATCATCATAACGTGTCTGATCATCCGTCATCTTGTTTGATGTTTCAACAAAGTCCTTGGCTAGGTCATTTGGATATACGCTAGCCTGCAGCCAGAAATTAGTCTTTGTAGAAATAACGTGCTTGCCCTTTGCGTAACAATCAGTATAGTCACCATTTGTTGGATTGTAGAAACTGATAACGTTGTTTTCTGGAGCAAAAGAGAGAATATGTAAAATCTTGGCAAGAATGTTGCGGTCAAAGGTAATGTCATCGTGGATAACCATTCGATGGGTTCCTTCTGCTACCTCTTGCGTCAACGCTTGGGAATAATTGTCCCAAAGACCCTTACCTCGGTCCATAGAGATACTGACAGGAATACCATAAGGTTTCGTGCTGGTCTCTATCAACTTCTTAAGGTATTTGCCCTCACGTTCTCGCTTCGGAACGTTGAGGATGATAATCTGAGAGAGTTTAATCATATGCGTAATTATTTAGTTACTGTCCATTCTCCACCTCGCTTGGCTACCTTGCTTATGGCTACAGCCAAACGGTTTCTGTTCATATCGCTACCATAGAAAACCTTACCTGCGTCATAGGCTGCTTGGGCAACAAGTCCTTGACCCATGAAGAAGTCTGTGATAGAGCTGAACGGAACATCCTTACAAATCTTGAACACCGCATCCCATTCATCCATTCCCTGGAGTCCCCAGTCTTCTGCCTGCTTGGTGCCTTGGATAATCCAGCACTTGCAATCTGGCTTATGATAATAGGTGTTCTCGTAGATTTTTACATGAGGGAACAGCGATTCTACCATAGGAACCAACTGTTTCTTATTTCTGTAGAAGCACTCGACGAATAGTCTGTCCGGATTAATCTGCTCGATGCACCTCTTGATGTGGGCAACGAACTCGTCAAAATTATCAACCGGGCATTGCTTCTCCGCCTTGGTATAATACGCTTTGAGGACACCTTTACTTCCTGCTGGGTCGATGAATACGCAATCGGCATTCTTTGAAAACTCCGGAAGCCCCAAAGTAATATCGGCAATGGTAATCTTGCTACCATTGCCTAAACTGTAAATCTCGCCTTCTGTGATGGGGTATTTGTCAATACTGCCATCATAACGCAAACCTTTCTGTGATGTCATACGCAATTTACTATTAAATAATTGTGATACTCTGATACGTTTTCTTCACCAAAAAGACTGCACAAGACCTTCTTTGAATAGAAAAAATGTCTGAACTCCACATCACACTTCTCATAAGTGACCGGATGATATTTCTCCTTGTAGAACATCAAGAACTTGCGAGCCTTGCACTGCGATATTGCCAGAATGGCATAACGGGAAAGATAAGATGGGGAACCGAACAATGCTACGATATTGTCGAAATTCCTGCAATCTAAACTCTTTCCGTCGAAAGGCTCACATACAACCCTATCCTTATAGGCTGGGTATTTGTTAGTGAACTGCTCCAACATTCCTTTACTAGGATCAATTCCTAGATATTCCTGTGGGTCGATTTTTGCAATCTCTGTCAGCAAGCCGGTACCACATCCGATGTCTAGGATTGAACCGCTGAGAGGTGGGAGCATTTGCCCCACCTCACGGTTCTCAACGAGACTCATTTCATCACGAAACAAAGTGTCGTACTTACTTGCTATTTTATCATACTGGGAATAATTCATTTTCTACTGTTGCCTGTTGCCAGGTGATTTTTTTACTTGAAATGGTTACGAAATTCTTGTGATTGTATATGTTACAATTCGGGAACATCGATTTCAACTGCATTCTGTCATAGGTGAAATGGTGCATTTCCTCGAACTCTGCAGGGGTGTAGTCATCCTTGTAGAACATAAGGCAATAATCCAAACCACTCTCGCCCAGTTTGCGGAGATACTGAGGCATGAAGTAGGAAGCGGTACCGAAAAGAGCAACCACAACGCTGTCTGCCGACATCCATTTCTTTATCGCCTCCTCAAAAGAAATAGTAGAACATCTTCGGAAAAAACCAGAGGTCTTCTCCCTGAACTGCTTGATTGCTTTCTTGCTAGGATCAACTCCATAATACATCTCCGGCTTTATCTTGGTGTAGGCGACGAAGTCTCCGTTTCCGATGCCTGCCTCGAAAAATCTTCTGTCCTTGAACGTGAACATGATAGATTTTGCCATCACGTCCATTTCCTGATTCGAATAGATTCGCGGTACCGGCCACTCCAGGAAGTCGAACTCGTTGAAAACCTTCTGTCTGTTCAAAATCCAAGTAGTCTCGAATGGGTCACCCATCGTCCAATACTTGTAACCATCAATGTAAAGGTAAGGGAAATTATACTTCCCCCATCTTTCATGGACTCCATTGTCTCGCTGTGCGCTGACGAAGTAATAGAACTCGTCGTTTGTCAATGCGCACTTGTCTCTGTGAATGTACTCATGAGGAACGTCTATCATTGAAGTGGCCCATTGCCACTTACAACGCTTGATGAACTCTCTGAGCTTACTGTAATCGTATTCCATCGCTGCAAATTTAATAAAATATTTAATGATTAAATACTTAAAATCTAAAATTAACTATATTTTAACATAAAATTGTGCATATATGCGGCTTGAATAGTCAAAAACACCGCAAAATAGGCTCTTCTCATACGCAAAGGTACGAAAAAATCTCGATATATGCAAATATATCAAACGAAAATTTTAGCCAAAAATACTAAAAATTACGCCGTTCTACTAGCCCTGTTCGGGAGCCTGGATTCTATCTGCCACAGATTATCTTTGATAAGCTTCAGAATGGTATCGTGAAAAGCGGAATTGATGTTTCCGTGGCCCTGGCATTGAACAACGGTAACATCGGCTAAGTTTACCTCGATTGTCTCCATACGCTGCCCGTTTACCTTGGCAGAAAGTATGAGGCAGTTCGGCTTTCTGTTCACATCGTAATAACCGTTTCTAAATACACAGTGCCCCATTTCCTTGCCCTCTTCAAAGAACTCCTGGACGGACTTAAGAACCTGTATGTCTATGGCGCCATCCTTTATGTCAATGTCAAAGAACTGCTTTCTTCTGTCAACATATACATTAGCCATTGCTTCTGCCTTTTTCTTATTCTCCTCTTCGGCTTTAGCAGCTTGCTCCAGATATCTGAGTTGCATTTTCTCTTCCGCAATCAAACGCAGCTTAGTCATTCTGTCCTCTATTTTCTTTTTCTTGTTGTCTGCTGCCTTTAGCCACTTGTCGTGCGCCTCACGAAGATTCTCCGGGCAAACTATAGAAGGGTTACGTACATCTTTCTTAAGATACATAATACTGTCGAGCATATCCCACCACAAGCTATCGTAAATATAAGAAGCCTTTCCGTGTCTGACAACAATCTTGACGGCAGACATTTTTTCTCTGTCGAAGACAGCTTCATGGTACTTACACACCTTCCACATATCAATATCACGTCTCATGAGAGTTTCATTGTATGGGTTAGCATTGACGGAACGGAAGATTTCGTCACACAGAATCTTTTCCCCGAAGTCTCTGAGAGCATATTTATACTTGCCTTGGACTGAAGCGTAATATACTCCATCGAATCCAATATCACGAGGATCACCCAAGAAACTCCATACAGTATGCGTTCTTACTTCCAACTTTCCGAAAGCAGAAAAAGCATCTTCTATATATCCGCTGGTTCGCTGCTTGGCAAGAAAAACATATTCTCCGTCTTTCAACCATTGCTGCATACACTCCTTGAAGTAAATCTTCTCCTTAACCATCTTGTGGAACCGGAACTTCACTCTTACCTGGAAGTACCTGAGAACCTGCCATCCCTTGAATGTGCATACAAGGTAGAAGCATCCTCTAGAAAATCTATCACTGTATTTGTAGGCATCATCTTCAGAGATGCAAGTCTTGATGGCCCACTCACGCTGCTTGTCTGATAACTCCGGTATTCTATCTGAGAGTTTTACAACTTCACGTTCTGTCTTATTTCTTGGCTTCATAACTCACATATTTAAAAATCAAACAAACTCAACTGCCCAATCTCTGCATCCTTCTTTCTCTGAGCCTCGGCTTTCTTCTTCAAGCGTTCCTTCTCTGCGGACTCCTTCTTTTTGAGCTCCATGATCTTGGCTTGCTTGAACTCCTCCTCAGCCTTCTTCTCCAGATTCTCCTTGGTCTGGTCTGAGAGATTTGTAACAATGGTGCAATTCTGATTCTTAGTGAATGAGACTTCTTCTTCATTATAATAATGAACTGCCATTCCGTAAATCTCATCATCGTCAAAGCCATTCCTTCCGGATTTCTTGACCTCTGAGATAATAAAGTCGCAGCAATCATCGATATTCTTGCCAGGCTTGGCGTAATCCTTTGCGAACAATTCATCCTCTGCTGCACGCTTGTCAAGATATGCCTTGATTACCTTCTTGAATGTTTCTGATCCTTTCATAACCTTTCCATTTTTTGAAACCGATGGGCTTGTTTCTGAATCCCTTACGGAAAGCTTCTCTCATAGAGATGCAAATGAAATCTACGCTGCATTGTGCCAAGCCCGTACAAAACGCACAATCCTCGCAATCATCCATTGGTTCCGCTACGTACACGATGCCGTTAATGACTATCGCCGCTTTCTCCTTGAAGACTGCCATTCCTTTTCGCTAGCAAAGCCTTTGACCTTATTAATCTTCTAGCCAAATCAAAGTCTTTGGGCCTTGTGGATTTTTCATTAATAAAAGCTGCTGCTTTTTCTAGAACACTAAGCAGTTCTTTGAACTCAGTCTTCGTTGTCTTCACTTCCATACGCTTTCTGTGCCGTTATAATTCTACAACCGGTGTAATCGTCGGCAGAAAGGACAATCTCACCATTCTTAACCTTTTCTCTAATCATGGAGCAAGCATCCGTATTTGATTCTGCCTCTACGGTTATTGTCTTACTCAAAGTTTCTTGAATGCAAACATCATATTTCATATTATGTTACCTCCCATGTTTCAATATTAAACTCATAGTTTTTACCACTACATTGGCTCTGCCCGATATTGCGCAAATCTTTAAGTTGCTCTTCCGAAGCTCCGTTAGCCTCGGCTGTTGCGTAGCATTTCTGAAGGTTATCGGCTACCCTGAGCAATTCACCGCTTCCCTTTGTATGCCAGGCATCATCTTTATAAATTAGATATACCTTCATAATTAAACCACTTTAAAATGAACACTAGTTTTATCTTTACGTTCACGTGCAAGGCAAGCTAAATCTTCGCAAGTTATCTCGACGTCATCGCGATGAATGTTTGGAATACATACAATACAATTTGGACAAGACCCTCGTTTTGCCACAACACAATTAATGCCATTGATAGAAAGCTTTTGACCGATAGGGAAGTCTGCTTCTATACTAGACTTTTTTACATTGATGATATCTTTGTTCTCATCCATGATTAATCCTCCTTTTCTTTTAAGTAACGAAGGTATAGCTGACAGTTGTCGCAATCGGAATTGCATCTGTAACTATACTCGTTGGCACAAGCCATAAATAATTCACTTCTTTTCATAAGCGTCCCGATAACAAATAAATAAGTCGTAAATCATTTTCTCGCAAGCCTCCATGTCTTCCAGCACATCCCTCATGCGATATGGTGCTCCGTTCTTTCCATGGCCCTCGTTGTCTAACCATAAATATGTTTCACTGTCAGCATCAAATTCTACGTAACGCTGGTGGATGCTGTTGATCAATTCTTCAGCACTTTCAAATGGTCCAGTTGATATCGAGAAGTCTTGATCTGCAGGTGAACGTCTTGAAAAGAGCAATCCTTTCCCATTCGTGTATTCCTCTTCGGTGACAGTCCAGGAATCAGACTCTGCTATTTTTATTAATTCTTCTATTTCCATATTATTTTTAAAATTAAAGGTCGGGTGCCGTCTTTCCGAGCTGTCGCAAAATAAGAATATCAAACATTGTTTGTTATTTAATCCCGACCATTGATTAACGATGATTTTACTTAATTCTACATGTTTCACCTCCAATCTTATTAAGTTTAACTTCCATATCCTGTAAATCTGCCAACGGCAGAACTTACGCTTTCATTTGTTACAGACCCAGGCTTCAAGAAGTACTTGTAATGCGTGCTTCTCTCCAACCTCTCACTCCAACAGAAACCGAAAGCATCGAACTCCTTACCGCACCATTCATGACCGTAGTAGTATTCGCTGGCATGCACCTTCTGTTCCTTGCTGAGCTGCAAGAATAGTGCGCGACTCTTGCTAAGTTCCGTTGGGTTCTCCTTGAACTCCTTCTCGATTTGCTTACGCTTCTCGGTATATTCTGCCAGCTTCTGCTGGTACTCTTCCTCGCTATCGCAAAGATAATAGTCTGTGTCAGTCCAACGGCTATCCCAATAGGAATTGGAAGACTGATGTATATGATAAATATTCTTCATAATTGTATATTTTTATTGGAAGGTAGGCTGCCGTCTTTCCGGCTGCCAGATAAGAATAAGGTATCTAACTTGTGGGTGTCCTTACTACCCGTTATGTTAAACCTTACTTTTGCCTACCTTTATAATAAGTATATAAATCCATCATACTATTGTAGAACCACTGCCATGCGACAATCTCCTTCTGCTCTTTGGTAATATCCAGGGCATCAGTAATCATCTTTCTGCGCCAGTTTATCAGTCTGTCACATGACTGGATGATTCTTGCAATCATCACATGGGCGACATTCTCCATCATTACCGCCTCGCCATTTACCATCTTCAGGGCGTACTTTTCTGCAGCATCGTGCCAAAGGTCGTAGGCGACTGAATCATTATTGAGCATCAGATAGAGTTCTTCCATATCAGCAGTTCTTTTGTACTGAACCATTTCCTTTACAACCATAGCTATCTCCTTTCCAATGTTAAGTCTATCACGTATGGAAGAGTATGCTGTGGCATTTCTCCTAAATTGATGCAGTTGAATTGGCAGATACGTTTAATGGAAGCTTCTTCCTTTTCAACAACCTTGTAGATCAACTTAGGTTTAATTTGTTCTGTCAGCTCAACATTGAAGTAAGAGCAGTTCTCATCCATTGATATTCTCGTTGCAATAGCAACCAATCCGAAATCTGGGCTGAAGAACAGATACTTGCTGCCCGTAAAGATGGCATCTATTCTGTTCTTTGTATTTCCTGTCACTCTTATAACGTTCATAATTATTGTTCCATTAAATGTTTGACAAGTTCTTCTTTTGAAGAGAATATATCTCCAAGCCTTTTACTTACATAGTTTCTGTCTATATCTAGGATAACATAATTATTATTTAGTGCTGCTTTGAGACATCTTTCTATACGGTCGCGCTCACTGAAAGAATAATAATTTCGATAGCTTGTAGGGCACAAATTTGTACTCACTATATTGTATATTCTTTCGCCTATATCTCTAGAATGATAATCAACATACAGCTTTTTGTCATCTTCATAGTCTGAAAGAGATATAAGGACAATTCTACCCGAAACAATTTTGTTGTCCCTCATAATGAAGACCTGCTGCCCGATAGCGTACTTACTTTGGTAAGTGGTAGCTAAATCCGAAAAGACTCGTCCACAATCCAGCTGGAAAACTGCATATAAAACGGTTCCATTATTGAAAGCTTCCAGGTAACGCTCTATCTTCTCGTTTTCTGTCGGCTCTCGTTCAGTGACGTTTCCATCGTCATCCGTAACCTCGACATCGTCATCAAAAGTGCCTTCATACTCGTTCCAAATAGAAAATTGCTCTTTTAGAGCATTGTATTTCATTATTTCTGAAATACTGTTGATCTTGATACCTACATATCCGTTTCCAAAATTCTTTGTATTCATATTAACCCTCCAGACTATTAATGTATTCCTTACGTGCCTTTACAAAAAGCTTCTTCTTTCTGTCATCTGAAAGAAACTCCTTAACGGTATATCCCAAAGCGATGATACCATTTTCAAACTCAAAGGTAAGGCCACACTCATGATTGCCAAATTCATATTTCAAGGCATCCACCAAATTCTCATCGCTGCTCAGAAACTCCTCTGATTCCTTAACGGAACGCTCACCGAATACCAGAAATAAGTGGTAATCCTTTTTGAGGCAATAAGCACCGGCACCGATGGAACATATCTTTTCCAGGTCTTCCTTACTTGTGGTAAGCCCCCATTCAGCCATCATTTCCTTAAACTGCTTGTCTCCAAATGCAGCCTTCATTGGCAGCTTGCCAAACTCATCCTGCTGCTTTTTCTTGAACTCTTGGTATTTCATGCTTCTTTCCTTACTTTATAGTTATTAAATGGATCTACCATGTTTAGTAGCTCTGCGTTTCTGTTAGCTTCCTTTTCATCGGAGTAGTCTCCAAACTCTTCGGAAACATCACCTGTGGGGCAAATTCTTTCGATACAATATTTCATACAGCACCTTCCATCATTAAAAGTTTGTGTTCTTCTTCACTGTCACCAACATGACCATACAGAAGTCCGTCTTCTGTGTTTTGCCAATATTCGTGCGGTACAGAGTGCGAAGCCATACTTACCAAAACTACAACATAGCCCAAAGACTTGATAAGATTGAAATTTGAATTTCTCATAATTATTCCCTTTCTATTTTTTAAGATTAAAATTGTATAATAACGCCAAATGGCTATCGTCTAACTCTCTCCAATCATCAACTGTGTCAAGATAAGCCTTGACTTTTGAAAGCGTAATTGGAACCGTTGGATAAGCAGAACAAAATCTGCGAAGCATGTACTCAGAAAGCGTCTCCATAATTAATCCTCCTGGTCTAATTTATTGTACTCGTTATATTTAGTTTCTACATTATGCAAGAAACTTTTCATTTCAGACTGCAGCTTGTCTTGAAGGTCTTTGTTAGACAGGAATGAGCCTAGAGCAATATAATACATAGCTTTGCAGTTTGCGCTGTCTATATCAATACTGGATGCTGCGTCTATTTCTGTTGTGAACTCAACGTTTCCCCGAAATCCGCATTTGCATTCATTATACACGACAGTCATCTCTCTGTTCTCATCGCAAGTTAAGGCAAACTTGACTTTTATCTGATTGCGAGAATCTTGAACGTTCACAAACTTCCAACCTGGGCATACGGAAATAATACTTTCTGCATGTTCACCAAATTGCTTAAACAAGTTCTTAACCTCATTTTCAATTTCGTTCTTTCTTAACTCGTTAGAAGTATTCATAATCTTTATAATTTTAATTGGTTCAACTTGTAAGATAGGCTCTGAATAGTCAAAACTACTACCTTTTATCTATATGCAAAGGTACGAAAATTTTCTGATATATGCAAATATACTAATGATTATTTTAGTTAAATATACTAAATTATAGTGCTTTATAACTATCTGATTATCAGAATGGTGCATCTGCTTCTTCTGGCTTTTCGAAAGGCACCTGTACATCTTCGTTGATTAAATTCGTCTTGAAAAAATTTGTCGTATTTTTGTTGAATCCCATAAAGAATTTGAACGTTCCGATATTACGTCCCTTGGCAACGTCTATCATAGCCGTTCCGTCAGTAGGATAATCGTCCTTGTTATCAAATGGGGCAGGGTACGCTCTGTTGTAATACTCTGCTCGATAGACTAGTATGACAACATCGGCAGCTTCTCCTATCTGTCCACTATCGCGCAGTCGGTTCAGATTCGGCTCCGGGCAGTTACTATCTCTAGACAACTGACTTAGGGCGATGATCCATATGTTCAGTTCCTTTGCGAGGTTCTTGAATCTTCGTGCGGCATCACCCATAGCTTGCTCCCTGCTGAAACTCGTACTCCTGGAGTTTACGTTAAGAATCTGCAAGTAATCAACTACGGCTCCGTCTATGTCCTTCTGCATCTTAAGCATTCGGATGGAAAGAAGAATAGAATCTATATTTGACGTGCTCTTGTCATCAAAGAATAAATTCTCTCCGGGCAACTTTCCTCTAGCATCATCAATCATCCTTATCTCGCTTGGCGCCAGACTGCCCGAATAGAGGATATTGTTGGCCGGGATGTTCGTCTTGGCAGAAAGCAGACGTGCAGTAAGCTGCTCCTTCGTCATTTCCATAGAGTAGAAAGCAACCTTTGCTCCGTTCTCGATGGCGTGTCTTGTCATACAAAGTGCGAGGCTCGTCTTTCCCTGAGAAGTTTCACCGGCTACGATAATCAAGTCAGACTTCTGCAGACCTCCCTTTTCATCGAATCTCTCCATACCGGTCTTGGTTCCTGTCGTGACACCTCCAACGGTGGCATTCTTAACCATTATCTCGTTTAGACTATTCATTGCATCATCGAGCGTGAACACTCCATCTGCTTTCTCAAATACTCCTCCGATACTCTCTATAGCCTCTTGGTGGGCGTCTGCGGTCAGAATCTCTTCCGATAATCCAACCTTGGAAAGCTGCTGCCCGACAACCCAGAGTTTTCTTCTTCTACCAAGGTCCTGCAATCTGATGGCGTGATATTCTACATGTGCAGATGATGCAATCTGTGCCGAAATGTTCATCAAGTCCAATGCTGTTACATTCGACTTCTGCTTACTGAGCTCGGCAGAAACAGATATGACATCTATCGGCATACCTTGCTTTCCCATATTATCAACAGCCTTCCATATATCCCTACACATGGGGTCGTAAAAACAGTCTTCATCTAGATACTGGCTTACTAGAGTGTATGCGGTAGGATCAACAAGAAGACTTCCGATAACATACTGCTCAGCCTTTGGGTCATTTACTAATGGCTGATTCTGATATGGTGATTGTTCTAAACTCATCTGAACGATACCTCCTCAAAACTTAAAATATCAAACATTTCGTGCATTCTATCTACAATTCTTGGGTCATCGTACTTCTGTCCGATGTCAATGGCCGTTAGGTTTGAGCTTATAATCGTGGGCAGCATCTGCTCATAGCGATAGTCCAACAACTCGTCAAACGGCTTGTAGTGCATTCCGTAAGTGACTATCTCCGTTGGCTCAGCACCCAAATCGTCAATCAAGAGAAACTTAGTGTTCATGATTGCTCTGAACTCGTTTATGTCTTCGTGAATCATGTAAGCCATATCTCTAGCCTTGACGAATCGCGGATATTTGTCACCCTCGCAATAGCTAATCTTGTTTGAGTCCACAAGATGAACTAGCAAATCTCGAATAGCCTTTAACATTGTAGTCTTGCCGTTTCCAATACTGCCTGGCATAAACAGCCCGTAAAAGTTTGTCTCTGTAGTAAGAAAATCCCCGACTTTCGATATTGCTTCCTTTAGCTCGTCAGTGAAGACGAACGTTCTTTTTCTTTTCTCTACCTCTCGTTTGTAGGCATAGTAAAGAAAGTTCTTGACTTCTCTATTTTCCAACGGCAACTCCAAACCCCGACCGATACGCTGATGTGTCTTTGTGGTCTGGAGCTTTCCATCCTGTCTTTGTATTGTTTCCATTGTCTGTTACGTTTTGTCTATGATTTTTCATTTCTGATACTATCTCGTTGTATTGAGAATCAATTTTGTTAACCGAAAAATTGTTCATTATCCAAGTCTTGTCGATACGACGTAGAAACTCTTCCAATGCCTTAAGCAAACTCTCGTCATCTATCGGAAGCGGCACTGTTTTGTGACTTCTAGCAAAAGAAATCTTCTTTAGGATAGAGTTCATAGCCTTTGCATCCTTGGGTTGCCAATAATAGGCAGAGTCATAGAGTTCTTGGTAATACTTCTCGAATATTTGCCGTCCCTTGTGGCAGATGGTAAACTCTTTCGGTTTCGATTTCCTCGTGCGCGCGCTAGAAGGAGAAGATAATTTTATATTATCTTCCCGTTCCGTAGGAACGGAATATATATTCTTTGAAGGGTTTGGGGAACTTTCTTTGGACTCTGGCATTTGCTTAGCATTTGCTAGAGATTCGCTAGCATTTGCTAGAATATCTGTAGCATTTGCCAGAGAATTTGTAGCATTTGCTAGAGATTCGCTAGCATTTGCTTGGCATTTGCTAGAAGATTCCTTAGCATTTGCTACGAAATTTCTAGCCTTTGCTGCACCACCTGCACGACCGGCTCTAGCTCTAGCTTCGCTGACTTTTCTTGCCTGCTCGATGGTGTCTGAAAGTTCCTTAGAATAGAAATATTCTTCCTCAACCTCGAATAAATCAAAATCCTCAACTACAGATTGCACCACGGAAACATCAACACGCATCTCATAAGCTATCATAGAATAATCCTTTGACAGCTTATGATCCTCGTCTTCCTCCAATAGTTGCATAAGAGCAACGTAGATGCCGTAGGCAGCTATGCCGTGCTTCACCCTTGCTCTCATTACTTCTGGAGAATCACTATTTCTGATGCAATTATATTTCATAATCTTATTGGTTCAAGTCCTCGTTCTTAATGAAGCATATCTTACCTCGCTTTATACTATTTGCCAGGGAGTCAACTTCTGTCTGTAACTTACTGTAAACAGCACTTTGCTGCTTAGAGATAAAATTGTGGATAGAAGGGCTAATCTTTAAAGCGATAAAAGCCATCCCCTCCAAAATTTTAAACTCACGATACAACACACCTGCCGACTTGAACTGTTTGTCCAAGCCTACCAAGAACGTTCTGTAGTCCTTGATTCCTTCAAAATCTCTTAGAAATTCTGTCTCTTCCATATTGTATAATATTTTATTTATAACTATATTGTTTCTCCTTAATGCAAAATTACGAATTTTATCTGATATATGCAAAAGAATTAACTTAAATATTCAAAAATACCAAAATATATTTAGATATATATTTGGCTATCTCAATTTTTTTTAGTACTTTTGCAGTAAGTTTTTTGCATTATATTCTGTAAAAGAATATTGTATGGGTTTCTCTTTAGCCTGCTGGCGAGCAGGCTTTTTTTGTTGGGATTTATTTGGCAATTTGAAAATAATTCATTACCTTTGCAAACAAATCCCTTTAAAGTATAATCTTTATAGGATTTTAATTGGTTCAAGTCCTCGGTGTTGTGAAACACTGGGGACTTATATTTTTTACAGATTAACGGTGATACCTTTCTCATAACTCAGTCTCTTTACTTCATTAGTATAATACTTAATCATTTTCTCCAACTCATCGTCATCCCATTTCTTGATGGAGTGAGCACGCTCTCGCAGGGTAGAAAATCGGGAAACACCAATCTTCTTTATCAGATTCTCCTGGTAGTATATAAGATGGTCTGACTTCACTCTGTTACACCCGATACATTCTGCATTGCAGTTATCTTCATCAAATCTGGTGGCCATGTTGGAACGTCCGAAGAAATGACCGCAATCAAGCTCTCGGTACGGCTTTATCTTTCCGCAGCTGATACATTGTCCCATGCCGCTTGGCATGCAGTCTCTAAGACGTATATACAACGCAAATACCTTGTCTAGTCTCTTGACTAAATCAGGCTTACTCTTCTTTCTCTTTTTGGGAGCAGAAGGAGATTTCTTCTTTTTCTTATAAATTGGAAACATTTCTTTTGAATTTACATGTAACATATTTGTCCGTCATGTTCGCAAAATCAACACATAAACGGCAAGCTAAACTTCCTACATAAATTGGTTCTTGTGTAAATACTCCCTTTCTGCAATGCGGACAGAGAGTTAAATACTCAGTTCCTAATGCGGAATCTCTTTGCTTATATTCAATAAGCTCATTTAGAACGCTCATCTTAGTACGACATTAGTTAATTGTGTTCCTCTGGAATACACCGCCCATTTCGTGGTTCCTGGAGGTCTGCTAATAAAGAGGTCTGCGACATTTCCGAACCGGCTATAGTTTCCCGACAAGTCAACTATCCACCCGTCCTTTCCTTCAAAAGGTCTGATAGCGCGGCCTACCATCTGATAGTAGAGTCCAAGAGATTTCGTCGGGCGTGCCAAAACAACGGTGTCTAGGGCAGGGTAGTCGAATCCCGTAGTCAGTACACCTACATTGGCAACAACCTTTATTTCTCTCCTCTTGAATCCTTCGAGAATGGCTTCACGCTCCTTTTTTGGTGTCTCTCCTGTCACGATGGCGGCATTGACTCCGAGTGATTGAAGCTTATCAACCAACTGCCTGGCCTCCCTTGTGAAAGCGGTAAATACAAGTACTCCCTTTCTAGGAATGCCGCTTTTAGGCTGCAGAACCTTGACTACTGTGTTTGATAACTTATCGTAGAATCCGCTACGCTCATACTCTGCGAGGAGACTTCTTTCATCATAATCTGCACCGGTGGAGTTGCTTCTGACTCTTCTTAAATCCAATGTCGTCAAATCGTAATAATGCAAGTCTGCGAGATAACCTTTAGAAAGCAGTTCTCCAATCTGACAACAATAGATGACCTTTGAAAATATTCTAGGTCTTACTCTCGTGAGGAACTTCAAGATGGAACCTCCTTCGGCACGATCAAGACGGTATGGCGTGGCTGTTAATCCAACAACCTGTCTGTTCTTCGCTTCTATGAACTCCTTGTACTGCCCAGCTTTAGAGTTTACGTAATGGCATTCGTCAATTATGATGTTCTTGAAACAATCGAAGTCTGACATATGGTTCATTACGCTTCCGATGGTGGCAAAGGTTATTCTGTTTATATCCTTACACCCTACAGAGGCACTATAGCAACCGCAATCGAAGATTCCATAGCTTTGCAGCTTGGCAAAGTTCTGCTGAAGAATTTCCTTACTAGGTTGAAATACTAACAGCGGCCCTTCCAGGCGAGAGGCGATATCTGCTATCACCAAGCTCTTTCCTGCACCCGTAGGCAGGATAACCAATCCGTTCTTGTCAGCCTTGCTAGTGAACAGCCTTACGGCTGCATCACTAGCTTGCTTTTGATAATTTCTAAGAGTGTACTTCATTACTCGCCGAATGGTAATTCATCATCGTCATCATCTGAAGACTGCTCTGACTGAGCTTCTTCTTTTGGCTGCTCCTCTTCTGGGAACTCCAATCCAAAGACCTCTTTCATGCTCTCACGATTCTTGACCTCATTTGCCCAAATCTCAGAACGGTCCGGGATAGCATAAGCCTTTGCAAGTAAGAACTTCTCGGTATTTGCATCCCAATTATATACGAGATAGTAACCTGCCAATGCAATACAGAACACGTTCTTCGACTTAAGACGCATATCAACAGTTCCCTGGCGCACCTCAGCGGCGTACTTGGCTACTTCCATAAGGACAGAAGCATAAGCCTCTTCTGCATCCTTCTTCATCTTCTTGGCTTTTTCCAAAGCCTCCTCCAACTCCAGCTTGCGAGCTGGCACCACGTTCTCTTCGAGTGTGCAATACTCCTCTCTGATGTTCTTCTTCTCGAACTCATCGAGGAAACGTGTAACCAACTCATTGTCAGGGAAGGTCGCCGTGAAGTGCTTTCCGACAAACTTAAGGATGTCTGCCTTATTCTTCAAAGGCTTCTCTCCGCAAAGGTTCTCCTCGGTCAAAGCAAGGAAGTCCAACTCCATTGGGAACATGTCTTTTACACCTTCCTCCAATACAAACTCAATGTTCTCAGGAACATAATTTTTCAAATCTGATTTCATAATTATAAATACTTTTCATATAATGCTATCTGTTTCTGAGCTTCAAGCAAGGCTGCTTCTTCATTAGGCTCGGGTATATACAACCCTGCAACCATACTTGAATAGTTCCGAAACTTCTCAATAGCGTCTGTTAATTCTTTTGTGTCAAGGTCAGCCGTGCTTCTCCAATAAGTTACAGGCTGTCCTCTTTTATTTGTTCTCTGCTTCGCAAAGATTTCTCTGTTCACTATCTGCTTGAAAATGTTATACTTCACATATTCTTCATCGTAGCCGAACTCTGATGCGAAATACTGAAGACAAACGTGCAGATAGCTGTTTTGGGCAAGGGAACGTGGACGGTGCTTTTTCTTCACCTCCACGATAAAACCCTTTCCGCTTTTCAAGGCATCCATGTAAAGACCATTGCAATAGTCCTTATAGTCTGCCCTGTCCTTGTCATTGTTGAGATTGAAAATCATAACTAGAATGGCAAATCATCATCTTTGCCCGGCTGCGGTGCCGGTGACTGAACTCCTTGCGACTGCGGTGGTGGAGGTGCTTGCTGCTGCGTCTGGCCACCTCTCTGATACTTTTCTATCTTGTAACCCGAAATGGTATTGAAATACTTTACCGGGTCATTTGCACTCTTCTGATACTTAGTACCTTGAAGAGCAAAAGATATAGTAACAATATCGCCAACCGCAAAAGCCGCAGGATCATCCACGTGCTTTCCGCTGAACTCAAAACTTGGGTAGTTCTCATACACATCTCCATAATTCGAGTGTGTACAGTTAAGAACCACAACTCTCTTTTTGAACGGCTCTCCACCGCTCTTGCTGGGTATTTCCTCGACATTGCCGATGAGCAACACCCTTCCTGTCATTGTATTAGCCATCTGATTCTGTTAATGGTAAATATGGTAATAATTCTCTCATTTCTACCCATTTGAGGAAGTCACGCAATAATGCATGGTTTTTGTCTTCCATCCCTGGATATCTGTAACAAGTGATTGCTGGCTCATAAGGAGTAAGCTTGAGACCTCTCACGTCTCCCTTGTGCTTATCCTTATTGTAGCCCTCAAAGACAAACAAGTCAAAATGGAACACATCAGCTTCAAACAACTCTAGGTAAAGCTGCCATTGGCAACTATCTATATAGTCTTTGTCTGATACCGGTCCGTACTTAGTCTTGATGTCTCTTATCTCTAGTCCGTCAATCATATCGGCACATCCCGTGATAACGGCATTGCCGAAATCCTTATATTCACGAACCTCATGAAAGGCGCCAGGATGCTCATTTCTGTATTTCAAAGCAACCTTGCATTGTGGAATGTCGAGAATCGCTTCACCTTCATCAAAGACGAATCTTCTTCCTTTTGGAACGGGTTCTGTCTTATCTTTCTTATAATAGGTGAAATGACGAACACCTTCCGGCTCCTTGAAGCAATGGGGACTGCCTGTCTCCACGATGGAGTGAAAGGCAGTTCCTATTCTTGTGTAATCGTTGCCCTCAAACTTCTTAGTGATATTGTCTATAACGTCCTGCTCTGTAACATAAGCATATTCGTCAGACATATACCGTCTGAAGCTCTCTAGCTGGGTAACTCTAATCAAAGGCTTCATCATGCTGCATCCTCATGCTTGACGAACTTCTTGCCCTTCTTGTCAAAGTCAATGCCTTTGACGGCAAGTTCCTTGATCATCTGATTCATGAATGCCTTCTGATGAATCTTGTTCAATCCGTGAGCAACCTGGATGAGTGCATTTGCATCATCTACAGTCTCCACGGCTGCAAGCTTCTTTCGAGCATCATCAACGGCTTCCTGCGCCTTTGCCTGAGCATCTGACTTATTCACGATGGCTTTCTTCACCTTCTTGATGATGTCTGCCATGCAAGTGTCAAACTCCTCAGTTCCGTAAGCTGGAATCCAAGTGTCCTGCAGGTCTGCAACATTCTTACCAACACGATTGTCCTGTGGCTCGAACTTGATGACGCGATTGCCGTTCTCCTTGCAGATGTAACCTACCTGGTCCGCAATACGGATGAGCAAGTCCTTGCTCTGTCCTGTACAGTCTGGAGAATGCTTGATGTAATCTCCTTCCTGTGTCTCCTTGTCGTGACAGATGAAGATGATGTCTGAATTGTTTGAACGGAGAATGCCGACAAACTGCTTGAACAATTCTCCCATCACACCATATCGCTTCAATGAGTTAGTTCCCAGCTTAGGGTCTTGCTGAATAGCAAAAGCGTTGAGATAGTCATCGAGCATAGCCTTGGCTGTGTCTACTACGATGGTCTTACACTCACTGATCAAACCTGGCTTCCAAACCTGCTTGCCATCCTCAACAACATAGGAACCGATAACCTCTGCATTGTAGATGTCTTCCCAGCGTGAAGCCGTGACAACAATGTCTGGACGCTGAACGGCACGGTCAAAGCCTCGGTCGGTGTCGATGAGTAAAGGACTGTTGGCTGTAGTAGCCAAAGATGTTTTACCGGTACCTGGAGTACCATAAAGTACAATAATCACTGGACGCTCTGTAACGACGTCATTCTTTCTAATAATTGGCATAAACTAATATTTAATTGTTAAACAAATTGTTCTTATTTGCATAGGTGATAAACTCAGAGAGCTTATGTATTCCTAGTTTCACATACACAGACTTGACGTGCTGATGTATCGTGTTCGGGGAGTTGAATAGCTCGGCTGCCGCCTCCTGCTCGCTTCGTCCCTCATAAAGCAGTTTCATCACGCGCAACTCCGCAGTAGAAAGATTAGCATTAAACCTTGGCATACAGACGATGCTATCATAAGGACATTCACCACGCATTGGGCATTCGACCTTCTCGAAGTTGAACCTTCCATCCTTGTCAACATCGACGACATCAAAAGCCGTAGTGTCGAGTCGACAAAAGTTGCATTTGCAAAATCGACGCATCATGAGATACTGATAGTAACTCTCGTTAGGTGCGCTCTTTGAGTAAATCTTCTCCAACGCCTTGTATGCTTCCGGATAGCAAGCGCGAACCTTTTCCAGGATGTATTTCACCAGCTCTGTATGTGTCTCATCAACCATGAAGTTCTTTCCGTCTGACGTCTTACACCATAACTCATCCTCGAACATATAGAACTCTAATCCTTCCATAAGTCCTCCTCGCTAATGCCTGTTAGCTCACACAATACTTCTACATGGATGTGCTGCTGTGGCTTCATGCCATATAGAACCCAATTCCTAACTGTCTGCTCGGTTACCTTGCAGCGTCTAGCGACTTCCGTGATGAAGTCGTATCGCGGGGCACTTCTCATCGGTAACCCCTGATAATAACCTTTTAAGGTCATTTTTTGAGATTTTTCCTCAAAAGTGTTTGATGTTTGAATATTTTCCATTATCTTTGCACTATGTTTTATATCTTTATGCAAAGATACAAATATATTCTGATATATGCAAATATATCGAAAAGATTTAGTCAAAATTAACAAATTTATACAGATATGTTCAAATATAAAGAATTTAGAAGAGCTCACGGACTATTTCAGTCTAAGCTTGCAGAAATTATGGGAATTTCCCAATCTAACATTTCGAGATACGAAACAGAGGGTATAGATCCTACACCTGCGCAGTTTCAGAAACTATACGATGAGTATGGAGAAGAAAATGTCAAGGCTTTCGAGGTAGAACCTTCTCAACTCGTTAATGCAGAGAATAATGTAAACAGTGGCTCTGGAAATCAGAACAACGGAATCCAAAGTAATGCTGATTTAGTAGAAATTATAAAGAGGCAGACTGAGATGATAGCAAAGCATATCGAAAAACAAGATGATATAAATGTACGTCTCATGAATCTTCTTGAAAAATTAACTTTGAAATGAAACTGAATATTCCCGATTGTGCCCTGGATATTAGCGACAGGTTCTTCAAAGCACTTGATGTTCTCAAAGAACAGAGAAAAATTAAAGGCTTACAGACTTTTACAAAAGAGTTTGGTTTGAACTATGGTAACATGAATACTCTAAAGCATAACAGAGATAAGCGTACTTTTCGTATAGAGTATCTTGCTTACCTCGCTGAAGGGTATGGTGTATCATGCGAGTGGCTACTGCTTGGAACCGGTCCCATGTTTACACAAACGTGTTCCAAAAGCGAAGAATCTCAGAACCTTTGAAACGCTGTCCGTGAACTTTTTGCATAGACTTTATATACCCTGCGTTCACATAGGATCGCAGGGTGTTGCGATGTATACCCAACAGTTTGCAGGTTTCCGATATGGTATATCGCGAAGTTGGACTTATGTTTGGCTGAACTGATGTTACCATGTTAAATAGTTTAAATGCGTGCTAGAATAAAGGATTTCTTTATATCTTTGCACTAAGTTATAAATTCAAATGCAAAGATAAATGAAAAAAATGATATATCAAAATATATGTGGATATATTTAAATATAATTAATATTTCTGCATATTGTGTAACTCGAAAAAATAGCATGCTTGCAAATAGCTTGCAAATAAAAAATCGGGTCTCCGTAATTAATTGAGGCTAAGATAGTTATATCGAAAAGCTTCACATCTGGAAAGCGTGTAACCGGCAAAACCGGTTCGGGGGTTCGAATCCCCCTCTTTCC